TGGGACAACACCAGCAGTCGCGGCAGGGCTTGAGGAAAAGCCGTGGAGTTTAGAACAGGTCGTGGAAATGACACAGACCTATTGGGAGAAGAAACGATCACTGGCAATCTGAATCGGAGGCAACACCGCAAACAGACACAACAACTGGAGCTGCTGATTGACGCAGCAATTCAGTCGAAGACACGCACGCCAGAAGAGCTGCTCGCATACGTGATTGACCTCTACGGCAAAGAGTTCATCAAAGCGAACGACGAGATCGCGCGACTGCGCTCAGCGAACGATGAGCTGTTCAAGATCAAGCAGAAAGTCGTGATCGCGAATCGCGAGCTGATCGGCAAGAACAAGACGATGTTCGATCACGTCATCTTGATCGTCAAAGCTGAGATCGACAACTGCGACCACCCGCAATGCGTCGAGGATCGCGCTAGAACGGGTTTCTCGCAGTGCGCTGGTGGTCACATCGCTCGCAGACTCTGCGCACGCCTTGACGACATACGCAAAGAGATCGAGCAGCTGAGAGCACCGCCCGATGAAAATCTGGGTCGAGACAAGACTCGTCGAACCGCCTGAGCACACGATCAGCGGCCGCTTCGGTGGCAGCGTGATGTTCGTCGGTTATTTCAAAGCGCTCAACGAATGGCGCTGGCTGCAGCCCGGCGGGATTGAAGAAAAGATCGCAGAACCCGAAGCGATCTTTCTCGATGAAGACTATGTGAAAAAGCACATGCTGAAGACGCCCAGACCGGCACGCGAAAAACCGCAACACATTCACCGCAAACGATCTTCGCAGCTGCTGCTCGATGTGTGAATAAAATGTGAAAATCTTTTTGTGCGCCAAGAGAAAAATTTTCTTGCTGCCGCGCAGCTGACGTCTCACTTTCAAACGATCACATGTTCAGCACATCGCAATCTTCCACTCTGCGGTCGAGCGCTGGCGCGATCTCTCTGGTCACGTCAGGGCTGAACCGCTTGGCCGCAGAGTCGAGGGGTGCATCGCACGCCTGAACTGTCTCTGTGTCGATCAGCGACAATGACTTCAAAGCGCGCTTCGCCGCGTCGAAAAAGCGACTCACAGAACCAAGTCAGAATCACAGCACAGAAACGTCAGAAGAAATTGGTGACACGGCGGTCCCGTCTAGTCCGCAAATCGTTGAACCTCAGATCACGCCACCCACGAGTTGGAGCGGAGCGAAGCCACGCAAACGGGGACAAAAACAAGCTGCGGCGCCGGTTGATATTCACAGCACAGCTCCGCACTCAGTTGAAGCAGAGCAGGGTGTCATCAGCTCGATCATGCGCGACGGGCAGCGCGGCAAGACTGACGTGCTTGAGCAAGTGCGACAGCGCATCAACGAGAATTTTTTCTACGTCCCAGCGCACAAGACGATCTACGAGATGCTCGTGTCGCTCGCAGCTGCAAACAAGCCACTCGATCTGATCAGCTTCACTGAATTTCTGCACAAGAAAGACGTGCTCAAAGCCGTCGGTGGCGCCGCTTATGTGACTGAGCTGCACAGCTACATTGACAAGCTGACGAATTTCGTGCCAACTGCAGCGAACATCGACTACTACATCGGCATCGTTGTCGAAAAATTTGCGCGCAGAGAGATCATCGCTGACGCGACTCGACTTGTGCGCGGCGCCTACGGTGACGACGCTGAAGAGTTCGCTGTGCGTGTGCAGCGTCTGACAAATCGCATCTCGCACATCGGCGCTGCAGCGAACGGAGCTTTCCCAGCGCTTCGCGACACAGCTGAGTTCTTCTCAACTGACGACCCGCCGATGCCGTCACAAGTGATCTACAGTGTGCTGCATCGCGGCAGCAAGATGTTGCTCGGCGGCAATTCAAAGGGTCGAAAGACGTGGGCGCTTCTCGATCTCGCGATCTCGGTCGCGTGCGGCGTTGATTGGTGGGGATTCCACACGCACAAAGGCGCTGTCTGCTATCTCAACTTGGAGCTGCAGGACGCGTTCTTTCGCTGGCGCGCAAAGACTGTCTGTCAGACGAAGAACGTGCAGCCAGAACCCGGGATGCTGTTCGCTTGGAATCTGCGCGGGCACGCGAAACCGATGCAGCAGCTCGTCAACGAATTGATCGGCAATTTGAAGCAGCATCACTTCGCGCTGATCATCATCGACCCGATCTACAAGACGCTGCCTGCTTTCAGAGGCAGCGAGAATGACAGCGCGATGATCACTGCGCTGCTCAACGAGGTCGAATCGATCGCTGTCGAGACGGGTGCGGCTGTGCTGTTCTGCTCGCACTTCAGCAAAGGCGAGCAAGCTGACAAAGAATCGATGGACAGAATCAGCGGCAGCGGCGCGTGGGCGCGCGACCCAGACAGCTTGCTGACAATGACGGCGCACGAAGAGAACGAATGCTACACAGTCGAAGGCACGCTGCGCAACATGTCGCCAATTTTTCCGTTCGTCGTGAAGTGGGACTTTCCGCTCTTTATTCGGCAAGAGGAGTTGTCGCCAGATCGATTGCGGCGACGTGGCCCCAAAGGCAAGTCGCCTGATCTGTTGTTCGAAGTGCTCAGCGAGTTCAACGGCATGGAGCCAAAAGACGTCGTCAAAGCGATGAAAGATCAGCACGACATCACGCGCGCGACCGTCTATCGAATGAAAGATGTGCTCGCTGAGCGTGGTCAATTCAAGATCGAAGAGGGTTTGTGGTTCAAAGTGAAACCTGAGACAAAACAAGAAACGAGTTCTGAATGACTTACACGATTCCAGTCGTCACTGTCTCATATTACTGCGACGAACAATGTGAGACAGTGCTGAAAATCGAGCTGTCTCAATTTGTTTTCGACCGTCTCAGATTCTTTCTTGAGACGCGCTTGAACGCTGTCTCATGTTCACACACGCCTCCGGCGTGTTTGTGTGTGAGGACACACCCAGAACATCGAGACAGCACGTCAAAGCGCTCCTCAAAATGAGACAAAGAACTTGAGACAGATGAACGTGCTGCTCTTTCAGCTCGACGGTAAAATCCCGAACATTGCGCTGATGCGACTTGCAGCTCATCATCGCGCGCTCGGGCACGAGATCACGTTCAGATGGACGGGTTCACCGCGCCGCGAATTGTGGGACGCGCCCGATGTTGTCTACGCGAGCGCGATCTTTGAAAAGACGAAAGAGCACACATGGCCGCAGCTGCTCGACGAGTTCCCGGGCGCGATCACTGGCGGCACCGGTATTGATCTCAAGCTCACGCTCGAAGACATCGGCATCACGACGCTCGCACAGGACTATTCGATCTATCCGAAATGGCGGCAGTCAATCGGCTTCACACAGCGCGGCTGTCGTCTCAAGTGCCCGTTCTGCGTGGTACCGCGCAAAGAGGGCGCGATTCGCGAAGAGCTGACGATTGCGCAGCTGTGGCGTGGCGACCCGTGGCCGCGCGAGCTGATCTTGCTCGACAACGATTTCTTTGGGCAACCGCACTGGCGCGAGCGCATCGAAGAGATCAAAGCTGGCAAATTCAAAGTCAGTTTCAATCAAGGCATCAACGCGCGTTTTCTGACTGACGAAGCAGCTGAAGCAATCGCGAGCGTCGACTACCGCGACGACTCGATGAAAGTGAAGCGCATCTACACGGCATGGGACAATCGTCGTGACGAACAGCGACTCTTTGCCGGGCTGCAGCGTCTTGTGAACTATGGCGTCAATCCCGACGCGATCATGGTCTACATGCTGATCGGCTACTGGCCAAACGAAACGAGCGAAGACCGGCTCTACCGTCAAGCAAAGCTGCGCGAGTTCGGCTGTCGACCGTATCCGATGCCGTTTGTGCGCACGAAAGAGCTGGTTGGTTTTCAGCGCTGGGTCATCGGCGCCTACGACAAGCGCGTCAGTTGGTCTGACTTTGTCGCTGCTGACTACGAGCCGCGGCATCTCGAACTCGTGTGAAACGTCGCTGCACATACTGCGGCGACCCGTTCGAAGCGCGCACTGCTGCGAAGTTCTGCAGTGACGAGTGCAGACTGTGGGCGCGCGCCGGCGTCAGCTTCGAAGAGTGCGACATCTGTGCGAACTGCGGGCACAAGCGCGGCTCGCACTTCAACGGGCGCGGCAAGTGCTGGCAGTTCATCGATGTGACGACAGCGCCGCTTGGCAGGATTTGCGAATGCCCGCGCTTCCGCTACAAAAGGGCAACATGAGAAACAGATCGCCAGCATTTCAGGCAGCGGTGATGGTCGCGCTCGTTGTCATCGTCGGCTTCATCGTGCTGATTTGGTGGCTGCTCGAACCATGAGTGCGAGCGACGGTTTGATTCTGTTCATTTCGTGCGCGCTGAGTTTCACGCTCGGCTATGTGATCGGCTGCGTGCGCGTGTGCCGCTTCGTCAGCGCGCAGCTCGATCAGGTGAAAGAGCACATGACGAACATCGCAGAGCACGCGCGCGAGATTCGATTGATCTACTCGAAGCTCGGCGGCGAGAACGATAAAACATGAAAGTGCTGCTGCGACAAGATTGCTTTGGTCGTTGGATTGTCGTTCATGCGATCAATCAAGACATGGCATGGAGTGGGTCGCGCTGGGTCGAGATCGACGAAGCAAACGGCCTGCCAGCTGCTGACGTGCAAGTCTCGAACTGTCCGACACGCGACGCTGCTGTGCTTTACTGCGAAGAGTTCGAGTTTGAGGTGATCGTTGAATGACTGCCACGACATTGCTCTGCATCATCGCGCTGATCGCGGTCGCGGTTTTTGAGATTGCAAAGCGACGTCGAAAATGATATTCGCTGCGCACGATGCGCGGTCGCGTCGCTCGAAAAGCGCTGAGTTAAGGCAGTGAACTTCCCGCACGGAATAGAGCGGCGCGACTATTTTTTCACTTGTAGAAAAATTCTCGCTTGACGATTGTGCGCTGTGTCGTTAAGCGTTCGAGAGAAAAAAGTTCAGCAATCAGTTCAACAACCAAACTCAACAGAAAGGCACACACTATGGCAGCGATACCAGTCACAATCAGAGGCGTGATTCTCACGAAGTCACCAAAAGGTGGCGAAGTTAGCGGCAGCGGTCAGCAAGAGTGCATCATCAACGGTCTGCTCAACATTGCAGGACTCGTCGTCGGCGGCGGCCCCATCATCAATCCCGAACCGCCGGGACCAGACCCGGGACCAATCGAGCCGCCAGAAACAACTCCGCCCGTCGATTGGATTAAGCCACCGCCAAGTTCAGGCAGTGGCTGGGGATACAGCGAAGACACGGGCTGGGTCTTTGTCTACAATCCCGGCTCAACAAGTCCGGGGCCGAAAAGATAAACCCTTCAACGACGCGCGCGCCGTGTTCGCTTGGAGCTTGCGCGGCGCGCGTCTCTTCACATACATGAACGATCTCGTGCAACAGCACAGACAGCTGCAGCGGCAGCACGCGCGCGATCTCGCGTTCGCGTTCAGTCTCGTGATCATTGCGCTGGCTTGCTTCGGCAGCGGTATCGGCTGGGTCATCTGGCACGCGCTTTTTCACGCGCACTGATCGATGCCAATCTTCGAGCTGTTCGACAACTACAAAGCGCGACGTGATCGACGTCGAGAGATCGAGCGTCAGCTCATCGCAAAAGGGCTGAACCCACGCAGTCTGAAGTTCTCAGAAGTGCTCTACCGCAAGCTCAGAGCGCGCAGACGTCGTCGCTCGTGTTCCGGGTGGGTCAAGACAGCGCTCGCTTGATTCCGAGCATTCCTACGGGCTCCTAGAGCGTCGAATTGCAGCGAATTTGATGATTCCAGCTCGAATCAGCTGATCTGCGCAGCTCCAGTGGAATCTCGCGACGTCGACAGAACCGCGTCCTGAGCGTTCTGGGTGCTCACGAAAGAGCATCAGCGGCACTTCATCTTCGTCGATCGTCTTCAGGCACTTCGAGCAGATGTCGTCGCCGACGATCTCGTTGTCGTCGTCGGTGAACCAAGTGAACGCGCTCACAGCTTTCGGTAGTGAACAGCGCGCGATTCGTCGACGATCAGCTTCAACGTGTCCCACGCTTTATCGCTCAGCGTGATCATCAGACTGAGATTGCGGCACATGATGCTGCCGATGATGTCATGATCTTGTTCGCTGATCTCGCGCTTGCTCGCAAGTTCGCGCAGCAGCGTGATGTGTTTGTTTGTTGTCAGCTCGACGTCGCGATTCATTGTGTCTCGTGATGGTTCTCGCGCCCGTAGTGATCATCAGAGCACTGCTCGCAGAACCAAAGCCCGCAGTGCCAGCAGCGAAACATCAGTTCGATTGCGCGGGCGCGACCGCACACGCACTCGATGACTGCTGCGTGCGGATGCTGCGCTTGCTCCCACTGCTTTTTCAGCAGCGACGATTCGTGACGATAGGCGGCTTCCCTGCCGGTTGCGCGCCCGATGTAGTGTTCAATCTTTCCACTGTTTGCCATGTTGTTTCTCTTTCAGCTGCGAGAGTGTGCTGGCGGCCGGAGATCGTTGAAAACGAGATCGAGTGTTCAATGAAGCGTGAATCGACAGCGCTCGTCCGTGGCTCTCCCACGACTCTATTTCTCGGTCTCGTTTTCAAAGATCATCGTCAGCAAAGATCACTCCCTTGATGCGCAGCTCAGCCTGCAGCTTCGTTCTGCGCGCTCGCAATTTCTTCACGTAGCGCGGGTCTGTGCCCTTTTGCTCCCATGCTTTCAATAGCCCGCTCGTCATCTCGAACTTGTCGAGTGTGCGCTCGACGCTCGTGCGCGAGCGTTTTCGTTCACTATTGGAATCTCGTGTCGCATTCATTGTTCATGTAGACGCGCGGCGCGTTGTAGTGCGCGATGTAGTCAGCGAGCGATTGCATGTGCATCTGCAGACGCCTGCGGCGTCGTCGCTGAATGAAGCGCATGATGATGTCGAGAAAGTTCATGGCAGCTTCGCGACTGAGATCGCGAACATGACGACGAACGCTGCCAGTAATGTCGCGCACAGCAATGCGACCCTGCGCCAGCGCTCGCGCGAGTTCAAGAGCTTTCCGATGCGATCTGCAATCCAGAGCTGCAGCTGCTCGTCATCAGTCTCCCATGCAATCTCTGCTTCGAGCTGTTCTTTTTGTTTGATGTTCATGTTTCGTCTTTCTTCAATGCGTCGCGATAAGCGGCGCGACGTTCGAGCCAGCGTTCCATCTGCACTTTGCATTCAACACCGCTGCCAAAAAAGTATCGTGGGAAACCGTCAGCTCCGTCGAGATCGCTGTTGTGGCCTTCGACATGAATCAGCCAGTCGCCGCGGTCGCAGTAAGACGGGCGCGGCGTCAAGTGAATCTCATACTCACCGACGCCGCGCTGCGTCAAAATTTTCACGGTCAGCTCCCACTCAGCGAACTCGTTGAAGCGCCAATCGAGCTTCGTGTCACGCTTCGCGAGCGGAGCTTTGCCGTGAACGTCAATCATGCTTTCGGCAGCCTCCCTTCGCGTCCGAGCTGCATCGCTTTCGCTGCGAGTTTCGTGAGCGCTCTGTAGTAGTGCTCATCGAGATGGTTCGACTCGTAGTGATGCCCGAACTCATGGATGATCAGATCGTCGATGCGCAGCTGATTCGTGTCGAGATCGAACCACTTGCGACCGAGATTGCGCACGTTGAACGACAGACTGCGTCCGCCCCAGCTCGCGTTCTCATACGATGCCTGCTTGCAGAAGCGCACAGTGATCGAGCAGCCGAGCAGAAGCTCAGCGAGCTTCAGTGCATACGCTGCGACGCGTTTCATGTTCTCATCGGGTTCGACCGGCTCAGTCGCAATCGATTTCTCTGGCTGTGTCGGAAACAGCTGCCCAGCGGGCTGAATTGCTTCGTGCTCTTTGACGTTGTCCCACGCGGCGCCACTCAGCATCCCGCCAGTCACGACTGTGTAGCCGTGCGCGGTCGCTGTGCGATTCGCCTCTGGGTCGCTCATGTCGAAGCTGACGCGTTTCTCGCCGAATTTGTTCGTCATGAATGACTGCACTGCTTCAGGCGCGATGTCGTGCTGCTCAATCGCTTTTTGCACCCACGTTTCATTCGTCTGTTCAACACTCAGCTCAGCGTGCGTGACGTTCATCACTTCGAGCGCGAGACGTTTCTTGAAATAGCCCGACAACGTGTTCTTGCGATCAAGCGTCACTGGCACTTTCTGCATCACGTCACAGTGAAAAGCGCAGTCGATCTTGCAGATCGGGATTCCCATCTCGTAGAGCGTCGGCATTTCGCCATCGCGCGGTTCGTGCAGATGAATCTGCGTCTTGCGACTTGTGCGGCGAAAATGCCGCTCAGAGTCTTCGACGTAGGTTTCCATGACTGCTTCAATCGTGTGCTTTGGTTCGCGTGTCGCGATGTAGGCGTCGTTGAACACAGTCACGATCTCAGCTGGCGCGAGCAGCGTCGACATCTTGCGCGTGACACGCTCGAAGTCTTTGCTGTTCATCTCGATCTCAGCTTCGAAGATCGAGCCTGCTTTCGTGCAATCGCTTTCTTGTCTGCGATTGCCGTCACTGTCAAAGAACACACTGCCTTTCGTCGTCTTGATCGACGCGCGCTTGCAGATCGCGAGCACGAGCTTTTCGCCAAGATTGAAACGACCGCGCTGCCGCGGGTTCGCTTTCTTTGTGCTCTCAGCGAAGAGCGTGTAGGCGTGATGTAAGTATTTGAATCCTTCCGGCGCGTCATCGATCACAGTCAACTTCGCGTGCCCGTTTGAAGCAGGTTTCAGGGTTATCTCAACGCGAGTGACGCCTGCTTCGTCCCATGCGTTCTGCACAAGCTCGTAGAGCGCGAACTCTTTGCCGCGATCTTCGAGCAGTTTCTTCAGCCCAGCTCGATCAACGTCGAACCATGGCTGCTTCGATTCATTTCTCATAGTATATCAATCTCGCACAAGTGAAAAAGTTGTCAAATAGAAAAAAACACGCGTCAATCTCGATGCTCTTGCACGCGCGTCTTGAACTCGTGCAGCTGTTTTTCGAGCTGCATCAGTTCTTTGAGTCCTTCGTCGTCGCTGAGCATCGTCATCGAGAGCAAGTGATAGTGAATGATCGCTGCAGCTGCGAACCAGACACGACGACTCTCACGATACTGCGCTGACATCTCGCTGACGCTCGGATTCACTTTGCGCATATACTGCTCGAATGCGTCGTCGAGATCGAGTGATTGAAAGCTCATGTGTTGCGTTGTTGTTGTCTGCGCGTTCTCTGCGTTCGCGCATGATTTTTTCGATGTGCACCAAGCAGACGACGATCGCAAACAATGCGAAGTCGATTGTGACGATGTCATAGATCAAGTGGAAGATGCTGTTCATGGTGATGTTAATACGCAGTCCGGCGCGCCGCCGACTGGTTCCAAGATGCGATAGATTTGTTTGCCGCCGATATCCATCCATTCTTTCGGCCCCACCCACGTCGCGCGACGTCGACGAGTCTGACCGCGCGCGTATGTGTAGCGCTGATGCCTGTAGGTCACATCATGCGCGCGTCGATCATGCGCCATGCGCTTGATCTCTTCGTCGCGGTCGACAGTGACGCGTGCGCCCTCAGCGATGTCTTTCTTGTTCGCAGGATGCCCGTGGCAGATCAGCGTGTAGTGCGAGCGCGCACGAACCCATTCGACGCTTTTGCCTTGCTTGTTCGGGCGAACTGTCGCGATGTGAGTTGTCGGCATGTTCGCGTCAAACAAGAACGCAGCGATTGCGCCAATCGCGCCGCTGACGAGCTGCTGAACGCCGGGACTCACACTGTCATCGAGTGACACCCACTTGCCGTCGACCCAGAGCGCGCTGTTGTAGAAATAAGCACCGTCTGTTTTTCCATTCGGGTCGTGGCGCAGATTCGCGATGATCAAATAGAGTGGCATCGGCAAGACCGGATAGCCAGCTCGATGACGTTCTTCTCTGTCCCAGAGTTCTTTGATCTCGACGACGACGAACATCTCAGCGCGTTCGCGTGCGATGATCATGTTCGTGCGATACGTGCCGTGGCCGAGTTCGTGATTGCCGTCTTTCCACGGCACAGCTGTCTCAGTCACTGCGAGTCGGAATGTTTCGAATGGCATCTGCATCTCTTCGAGCGCTTCAGCTTGAATGTTCCATGCGTCGAGTCCGCCAAGCTCGCGCTTGATCAGATCGCGCTCGTGCTCGTAGGTCGTCACGTAGTCGAAGAGCGGAGCTGACTGCCAGTCGCCGAGCACGCGCAAGTGAGCTTGATGCGGAAATGCCGCGAGAGCGCGTGCGAGTCCGTCGTTGAATGTTGTCGGGTTCATTGTTCGAGACCAAGCGCTTTGCGAATGTCGCGTCGCAATTCTTCGCGCACGCGTTCGCAGCTGTTGTTGCAAAACATCGAGACAGGCCAGAAGAGCTGATCTTCGAGTTCGACAGTCCACTTGTCGCCAAGCGCGATGCGCAGCGTGTTGCGCAGACTGTGCGGGTCGTAGGTGACTTCGTTCTTCGCGTTCATTGTCGTTTCAAAGGCAAGAACGGTCCCATCGCTTTAATCCAGCGCTGCACTTCGTCGTCACGCAGCAAGTTGAAAAACGTCTCACGGTCGAGATTGCGTCCATCTGGCGAGAGCGTCTCGTCAGCATGAACGATCAGACTGCCGAGTTTTGTCAGCAGCTGCAGACTCGGTTTGAGTGCGCGCTTGAACTCGACCTCGCGTTCGCTCGCATCGCTCTGCGCGTCAGCTTGCGCGACGCCGGGCGTGATGTGTTTCGTTGATCGCTTTTTCATTTCGCGAGCAAGATCGCCAGCAGCAGTCGCTTGTAGGCGCGATTGATTCGTCGATTCTTTTTCATGTGTTTTTCTCTTTCTGGTTGTCGCGCTCGAAGCGCAGTTTCTTGTCGAGCAACCCGTGCTCGATTGCGTGATTGATCAGCTTCGACATGCTCATGACGAAGTGACGCCCGTTCGGTGCGCGCAGCAAGATCGCGCCAGTCGGCACAATCCCGCTGAACTCAATCTTGAACTCTTTGCCGCCGATTTCTGCGATTGCGTGCCCGCCTTGCATTGTCATGTAGAGATGACCGGCATTGATCTTTTCGCCGTCAGTCGTCATGTCAGCATCTTTGCCAGTCGACATCGACGGCGCTATATTTCGCAGTGATCTGCTTCGATTCAGTTTCATTCATGACTAGAAATTCGCACAAGTAGAAAAGAACACAAGCACTTTCTTCAACTATTTTTGGCAACGTTCGAGTGAACATATTTCTCTGGGAGCCAGCACGCGCTGATCGAACCGAGAACGTGACCGATTGGCCATGGCGTGTTTTCGTCGCGCTCAGTGATGCGCACGTCGACATTCCACTTCATGCGCGACGCGCGAATGCGAGTGACGACGCCGCGCATCTTGCAGCTGCCGTAGTCAGCGCCGAGATGAGCGATCGATTTGACGCGATCACCGACTCGGAATGGTTGCAGCTCGCCAGTCAGACGATTGATGCGCAGCTTTTTCATCCTGCGAAAAAATCAGTGATTGCGTCGCGCTCTTCGTCGCTCTCAGCTGCGTCGAGCAGCTTGCCGACATACGACATCTCAGCAGCTTCGAATTGCGTGTAGCCGTATCTGTCGAAGAACGCGCGACCTTCAGCGTCGAGCGGAGAACCATCTGGGTTCAGCGGATATTCTTTCAGCACCCAGAGCGCTCTGCACTTGTTCTTGCGCTGCGCATCGCGACAGCTCTTGCAGAGCGTGAGACCGTCTTTCTTGCTGTAGCGCGCGCCGCGATTGCCGCAGACGCGCGCCTCGCACCAAGCGATTGGACGCTCAAGCCCTGCCCAGTATGCTGATCTGCCTCTGCTCATTGAATTGCGCTCTGTCTGATTGATCGCGCCGGGATTGCCCACAAGCGACCATCTTCAGCTTTGAAGAAAGCGTGCAGCATCAGTTTGCCGTTCATGTAGGGGCCGCAACCGCTGCAGACTTTGTCTTCGAGTTTCACGACTTCGCAGATGTCGCCTTTTTTGCCGCCGATCAGAACGCGCGAGCCAACTTTCAGCTGCTTGCGCTCTTCACGAGTGACTGGCGTCAGTTCTTTCCCGTGACGCATCTCGATCATCTGCTCAAGCATGTCTGCGTGACTGCGAGCACCACGAGCGTCGCCGAGCGCGCGATAGATCGCAGCTTTGAGCTGCTCAGCTTGCTGCCATGATTGCAGCTCAGCACGTTCGCATTCGACTTTTTTCGTGGGGCCGAAGCGACGCTCAGTCAGTTTGACTGTCTTCATCCATTTCGGTTCGACGGCGCCAGCTTCAAGATCAGCTGCGAGCTTGTCAGCAGCTGGCGCGACTTTCTCGCGCAGATCGACAATGATTGCTTCAGTCAGCGTCTTTTCAAGTTCGAGCGGTTTGCAGCCCGAACCCATGCAAGTGCCGCTGAAAAAACCCCACTCGACCGTGTAGCCATGCTTCGCGAGATAACCGTCGACCATCACTGCTTGCTGACGACCGCACGCTTGGCAGCTGCCGCGATGTGTGTGCTGTCGCGATGTCATTGAGGCCTCCCTTCGGGATTGAAGCACGCGACTGCATTGCTGAATTTCGCTGCGCGCTTCATCGCGCGAGCGTCGTCTTTGCGCTGCTTCTCAGCGATCAGTTCAACCAAGCGCACATACTCAGCGCTGCCCTCGAAAAAGCGCACATGATCGTTCTCGAAGTAGTCAGTCATCATGTCGCTGTTGTTGATTGGTCGCAGCTGCGCTGGCAGCCCGGTCAAGATCGACTTCGCATAAAGCGTGACGCATGTGCGACCGTCGATCAGTGTGACGTGCGAATACCAGCAAGGATAGAATTTGCCAGCGGCGCGCACGCCGTTCAGAAGGAATTTCACTGCATTCGATTCATTGTTCATGCAGAGAACATCGCACAAAGACACAAGTGCGCAAGTAGAAAATTGGCAAAAACAACGTTTTTTTCGCTCTCAGAGCGTGCTCAATATCAACAACTTACGGATGAACGCTCTCAGCGACCGAGATTGACGAAGCAAATCGGTTGCCGCAGCGTCAGAATCGTCGACTGCAACCAAGCGTATGCAGTCAGCTCCCAGCTCTTGCTGATTGGCCACAGAGCATCCTCGTGCGCTGGCGCGTGCTTGTGCTCGATCACTTCAAGACGCACGTCGCGTCCGTTGTTCTCTTCGATTGTTCTTCTCACGCTCTCAGCTGGGCGATGCGCGATTGCGTAAATCTTGCAGCGCTCAGACTTCACAGCGCGAGCGATGCACGCGCAAGCGGTACCACTGCCAGCGGGCACGACATACGTCGCCGCGTCAGGCAACGGGTTGCGCCTGAAAAGCTCAGTCTGCAGCTCGACGAACGCGGGCACATTGACGCCCATCGGCAACATGAGACCGCGCTCGCCGTCGCGCTCGTGCAGAATCTTGCGCGTCACAGCGAAGTTGATCGCGTAGTGATTCGGGTTCAAAAAGTAGATGTCGCCGTGCATCTTTTCAGCCCACGGCAACAACTGTTTGATCTTCGGATGCGTGATCAGCGTGCGCACACCGAACAAGTCGCAGCAGCGCTTCAGATCAGCGACCCAGAAACTTTCTTTGATCGCGTAGTAGGCGAGCGACTCGAAACCGGAGCTTTTCACCCAGCGGCAGAACGCTGGCATGACTGCGCACTTCACAAACGGCGACAAATCCTCGAGGACGCAATCGTCAGCGCGATACACGAGCACGGGTTCGCCGCTGACTTCGTGATCTTCAGTTTCGATTGAATGCTTGACTGCAAACGTCGCAGACTTAACGTCGACCGCCGGATGAAAAAGTGAGTTCATGTGTTGTTGTCTCTGAGAAGAAAAAAGCGCGCCGCCCGATTGCTCGAAGCGGCGCGCCCTCAGTCAATGGCTAGTTTGACTGGTTGTCATCTTTCTCAATTAGTTCAAGCCATGAACGTTCTCAATCATGCCGTCGCCGTCATCGATGACAGTCGCCTGCGCGCTCTTGAGCACGAGACCGACTTGCGCGTCGAACAAACCGTGCAAACGCTGAGTGCGTCTTGAGAGTTCGTTGAGCTGCAAGCCCTTCATCACGTCGGTGAAGCTGTTGAACAGCGACCACGCGGTGCGCGGCGCGAACTCGTCATGCTTCGGATGACGCCATTCTTGCAGCAGCGGCGGGACTTGCGTCGATGTCGCAGCGCGCGCGTCGATCGCGCGAACGATCAGATCGTGCGCTTGCATGTCTGAAAGTTCGAATTGCTTGTAGGCTTCGATGCGTGTGTCTTGATCGTGCCAGCGCGAAACGAGCTGACCGATTGATGTCTGCACGAGACCCGGCAAATCGCGCATGATGTGAACAGTGTGCTTGCGCGTCATGCGAATCTCGCCACTGAAGCTGAGATTGTCGCAGACGAACACTGACGCACCAACAACGAGACCAGCAGGGAAGCTCTTGTCGTGCGAATTGCGCAAACCGAGCACCCACGCATAGTCCTCAGAGTTGTGACCGTTCGCGATCTGCATCAGCCCGAAGTAGCGATTGCCGCCGCGCGTCAGGCTGTGTGTCTGATTGACGATTGAAAGTCCGTCTGATTTGAGCGTGTCTTCGACGCGCTCGATCAGTGCGGTGTGAGGGATTGGCGTCCATGTATCTGTCGCGTCTGGCGTCGGGACGATCTCGACGTCAGCTCGTTCGACTTTTGATGCTCCGCAGTGGAGAATCAGGTCTGTCTGTTTATTCATGACGTTGAATTAAGCACAAGCAGAAACGTGTGCAAGTGTTTTTTTCTACTTTTTTTTGGGCTGCAAAAATCACGGGTTTTCGAGCGTCAAACTGAGCAGATTTTCAGGCAGCTTGTGATCAGGCACGACTGCGAGATGCGTGTCAGCTTCGACTTCGAGACTGATCGCGCTCAGCTGCACATTGACGATGAATCCCTTCGTCGTGCCGACAAATCCCTGCGGCATTTCCATGTAGAGTTTCGCGGGAATGATCTGTCGCATCGTGACATTGCCAGTCGGCTTGATCAGCAACCATTTCACGTCGAGCTGCGCTTCACCGAGCAGCAAAAATCGCTTCACGATTTTCAGTGCTTGACGCCGACGACGTTGTTCTTTTCAAACATCAATCCGTTCGGATAGATGTCGATCTCGCGCTTGCCATTGATGATGCGCGACGTCGGCACACCCTGCACAGCACCGATCTGTTGACGTTCGATGATGTAGTTGTGCAGCTCGTGACGTCGTTCGCAGCGCTCGCGACGATGATCGTCAGCTCTACTGAGTGCCGCGGCGCTCAGTAGAATCAGCAGGATTGCATTCAGTGTTTTCATGTGTTCAGTTCTCTTTCTTGTTGTTGTTTGAAAAATTGAGCTTCGTCGTCGCCGCTGCTGAGTCTGCGCGACAAACACACGTCTCAACAGAGGACGACGACGAAGTTGGAAAGGGTGCCCGCGCCGTGGATTGAACTCGCGCTGCGGGCTTGCGCTTAGGATGCGCGCCGGGGAAAACGGTTAAAACCCGACGACTTACTGTTCTAGGCTCTACACGGCTCACCAGAGTCATCTGAGAATCAGAGCGACAGCTCAGGCAGACCGAGCAACGCTTTCAAGCGTCGCACTGCGGTCAAGTTTTTGCCAATCGAAATGCCGAAGCTCGTCGCTCTGATCTTTCTGCCGCTGCGAAATGCCTTGTCAGCTTGTTCGCGCAGCTGCAGTGATCGTTGCTCAAGCACGTCGAGAGCAGACTTCACAGTCATCCCTCGCGGCATCGGGCGTCGTTTCGACCCAAACTTTGCGCGCTGTTGAGTCTTCAGCGTTTTTGCCAATTTGTTCATCACTTAGTTCTCCGACTTTTGCCAACTGAAGTTTCTGTTTTTGCCAACTTTTTTCGCAGCTTCTGTTTTTGCTCGCGCATGATGATCGCGTCTTGAAAGAGTCGCAGCACAGTCGAATAGCCGAGCGACATCGCAATGCGCAGCGGCGTCACTACCAGATCGTCGCAGCGCTCGCAGCAATCGCGCTCAGTGACTGGAAACGCGCTGCACGCGTGCGTGCTGTAGTTCTCACGACAAATCGAGCACGTTCTCATTTGATGCCACGCTTGCGCAGCTCGCGCAGAATGATCTGACGAATGCGCGCTTCAGTGCGCTGATCGATGTCGTCTTCGCCGTGCGCGTCGAAATATTCGTTCGCGCGATCGATCAATCGCACCAGCTCAGGATTGTTGATCTCAAAAAGTGGCTTGTTTTCGCCGTAGACCGTCTTGACGAGAAAACGCGCGGCGTCCCACCATTCAGGCGCCATGACTGACACACGCGCAGTCGTGCGATCTTCGATGTCGATGTAGTATTCAAGCTCGCCATCTTCGACAGACCAGCCCTCCCAGTCTTTGCCGCGTGTTGTGTTCGGGTCTTTCATGATGCGCTTGAAATTAAGCAGGCGCGCGTGACGCGATGCTGAGTCATGAGACGATAGACTTCAAGCTCGTCGACGTTCCAAAGCCATGCGTGCGCGCGCACTTCGTCAAGACCGAAGTCTTCAACGCAGCGCGTGCCAAGATAGCCGCGCCAATTTCCGTAGATGTTTTCTCGAATGCGCTTTTTCATGACGTCAATTTTTCGTGCGTTCATCTTTTTCATTGTGATTGATCGATTCAGTCAGCACGAAATAGACCGCTGACGACAAGAGCAAGCGTTCAGCTTCGTCGTCTGCGACTGCTTCGCCAGCTTTGAGCTTTTCATGCAGCTGAATCAACAGCTGCTGCGTTTCGGGTTTCGAAAATAGTTCGAGCGATTCACGTCGAGCTGCTTCGACCTCGAAGTCGCTGAGATGTTCGTCTGCGCTCATTGCGCACCTCCGCCCTGCAGTCGTTTGATCTTGAGTCGCAGTCCGTGTCTGAACGATCTGCGTCGACTTTCGCCAGCGCGTGTCTGACGCCAGCGCATGTTGCCAGCTGGATAAGTCTCCCACTTGAAATATGGCGCGACAGGATTCGCACGCGACTCTTCGAGCGATTGTTTGATCTGCTCTTTCATTGACGCGATCTGCGCGTCGACATCGAGTCCGAGTCGTTTGTTCTCGCTGTGCATCAGTGCAAAAAAGCCCGCGACTGTTGGTCTGTCGCTCATTGATTCAATTTTCATGACTACACAATCGCACAAGAACACGCGTGTGCAAGCTCTTTTTTCACATTTTTTTCACAGCGCAGCAAGCTGATTTTGAGCACTTTACGCATGAAGCGCGAAAGTTGTTCTCTCGGTGTGCTATGTTCCGCGACTGAACCAGCAAAGAGAGGAGTTCAGTATGGGAAAAGTCAGCTCGAAAGTGCGCAAGTTCAGAGCACGCGCAGGTCGAGGCGCGATCATGAAACCGAGCACGTTCGCACGTATTGCTCGCACAAGTAAAGGCGGCACAAAAGCCGCAGGCGCCGCCTACTGGCGCGCAGCAAAAGCAAAAGCGAAACGCGGCAGCACGCGCGATCTCAAGCGCTCTCGCCGCAGACGATGATCAAAGTCATTGTCGCTTTCGTGCTTGTTTCCCTTCTCTGGATTGCGTATGAGCTTTGGCGCGCACCATTGATCGAGAACTATGACGACGATGACTGAAGAACAAGAGCAGCGCGCGTTCGCTGATCATCTGATCGCACAGATCGACAGCACGTTCCAGCGCGCTTACGTCTCGCGCATCAATGGCATGAGCGAAGATGAGATGCTGATCTATCATGACATCGAGGCCGCCTACCGTGGCGTCGATAAGCACGTTGTCGAGACATGCCGCAAGACAATCAGATCAGCCGTCAAAGCAGTCGATTCAAAAGTGCCCTTCGATCAAGCGCACCAATATCTCGTTGATCAACTGCACGAGCACGTCGACAAACTCGTCAAATCAAACAACAGAAAGAACAGACGCAAGAGCCATGCCGTGGGTCAAAACTAGAAAACGAAATTCGCGCGGACAACGACTTTACCGTTCGCCCTCGGGCAAGCTCTGGACAAAGCGCTCAATCGCCGCCTACAAAGCCACGAAAGGTTTCAAGCGACCAGTGCGCTCGTCGCGCCGACGCCGAAGATGAAAAACTTTTTTCGTGAGCCTTACCAAACTTTGGCCAGCCGGCGCGTGCAGAGACGCCCAAAATAAAATCAGTTGATGCGTCGAACAACGAGCACCCATGAGCACAAAAAGCTCGCCAGACGCGTTTGTTGATATTTTTGCAGTCGACGTTTCACCCATCGAAATGGCAAGAATCCTAACGCTTTCAGAGCAGGAATTGGTGGGACTTTCAAAAGATGGCATTCTGCAGCGCAAAACAATCCAGCGCGGCGGTCGTCGAGTGATCGTCTACAATGTTGCCGACACAGTTCAGAAATATATTTGGCACCTCGACGAGCCATTTCGCAGAGCGCGCGAAGAACTGATGATTGAGAAGCGGGACACGGCTCGAATCATTCGCGAACACAAACGGCTCGACCTTGACTTTGCGAGTGGCGACTTGGTGAAACGCAGCCGGGTCAAATCGAGCGTGAGCAACACGTTGACAATCGTGAAAAATCAGCTGCTCGGGATGCCGACACGCGTCACTCGTCTCGTTGTGGGGCAGCCTTTTGCCAAGGTGCACGCGATCATCAGTCACGATCTGCGTCTGATCTTGAGAAATTTGACTGATTTCGACTTCAGTTCTTTCGACGAACCACAGCAGAACGGGCAACATGCAGACGAAGACGCTTCGACGAGACGACGAAAAAAGCGGATTGCAGATCGCCGCAGAAGACATTGAGCTGATTCGCGAGTGCTTGGAGGCGCTGCGCCCGCCGACCGAGATGACGCTGAGCGAATGGGCTGATCAATATCGCGTGTTGTCGAGCGAATCGAGCGCTGAACATGGCGCGTGGGTGACTGCGCGCGCGCCGTATGAGAAAGAGATCATGAACGCGATCTCTGACCCATTTGTGCCGCGCGTTGTTGTGCAGAAAGCAGCACAAGTCGGCATCACTGATGCGGCGGTTCTGAACCCGATTGGATTTTTCGCGAGCGAAGACCCGTGTCCAATTCTTGTCGTGCAACCAACGATCGAGATGGCTGAAGCGTTCTCGACTGATCGCTTGGCGCCGATGATTCGTGACAGTCCGCGATTGCGCGACGTATTTGCAGACCCGCGCACGCGCGACAGTCAGAACACGCTGCGCAGAAAAAGTTTCACCGGCGGCTATGTCGCCATCGGTGGCGCGAACAGTGCAGCAAGTTTGAGCGGTCGCCCAGTGCGTGTCGTGCTGCTCGACGACGTTGACAGGTATCCGCTGTCGGCAGGCACTGAAGGAAACCCCTTGCAGCTTGCGATTGCTCGAACGTCTGCATTTTGGAATCGCAAGATCGTCATCATCTCGTCGCCCGGAATTGCAGGAATTTCTCACGTCGAGCGGGAGATGCAGCTGACGACGTGTGAGTTCTGGTATTTGCCCTGCCCAGCGTGCGGCGTGCTGCAGATTCTCGAATGGGACCGCATTCGCTTCGACGACATGACGCATCGCTGCCTGCAATGTCAGAAGCACAACGAGAAATATCTCTGGCTCGCCGGCGACGGCGAATGGCGCGCGCATCGACCGATTGACGAGCGCGGGCGCGAAGTGAAAGCGCGCGGTTTTTACATTGGCGGACTTTGCTCGCCGTGGGTCGAGTGGGACATCTTGCGCGACGAGTTTGTGCGCGCAGTGCGCGCACATGAAGAGGGCGATGTCGAGCTGCTGAAAGCGTTTCGCAACACGCGTCTTGGTCTGCTACATCAAGAGGAGGGTTCACAAGTGAAGATTGATCTCTATCAGCGCCGCGAAATTTTCGAAGCAGAAGTGCCGGACGGCGTGCTCGTGATCACAGCTGGCGTTGACGTGCAAGATCAATCGCTCTTCGCTGACATTGTCGGCTGGGGCAAAGGTCGCGAGAACTGGCATCTCGACTACATCACAATCCCGGGAGACCCGCGCACGCCAGAACCGTGGGAAGCGCTCGATGAAGCTGTCTACAATCGAATCTTTCGCACGAAAGACGGCGCAAAAATGCGCGTGCGTCGCATCTGCATCGACTCAAGTTTCATGAGCGATCATGTTTATGCCTACACGAAAGCGCGTCAGCCGCGCTGCATCTCGATCAAAGGCATGGGTGGTCTCGGCAAACCGCCAATCTCAGCGATCACATTCTCGAAGAGCAATCGCTGTCTGATCGCGTCGCTCGGCGTTGACACGCTGAAAGAGGAGATCATGAATCGTCTCAACGTCACGAAGTTCGGCCCCGGCTACTGTCACTTCCCGCGCACAGATCAGTTCGATGTGTCGATGCAGGCGCACGAACCGATCAATGGCTACGACGTGCCCTACTTCGAGGGCTTGCGCGCTGAGCAACGCATCGTGAAGCACAAGTTCGGCTTCAAAACTTACATCTGGACAAAGCGCGTCAGTCAGCGCAACGAAAGCTGGGATTGTTTCGTCTACGCGCTCGCAGCTCTGCAGCTGCCGCATTCTGGCATCAAGCTCGAAACGATGAAACGCGACACGACTGTGATCACTGATGACGAGAAGAAAGTGCAGCAGCAACAGCCCGCGAAGTTCGGCGCGCATCAACCGTCAATGCTCGAACAGCCAGCGCGCCCGACACAGCGCGAATCAACAGCGCGCCCGAAATTCGGCGCACAGAACAGACCAATCTTCTGATGTTCATCGCGCCGATCACGCTTGAGGAGCTGAAAGAGTTCGAAAAGATCGCGCGCACGTTCAAGTTCAACCGCTCAAAAAACCCGAATCACACGGGCTTTCGCAGCATCGTCGTCGGCGTTGCTGGCGAGAAAAAGTTCTTGGAGTTCTTTCCGTCAGCATGGACGACCAACAGCTCGCAGGTCGACTTTGACGTGCAGTCAGTCTGCTCCGGCAGTGTGTATCAGCTCGGCGCGCGTCTGGTCAATGTGAAGATCAACATCTGGCACAAGACATTCATGCCGCCGAAAAACTGGCGAGTCGGCGTGATGGCGTGTGAGCTGTGCTACTTGCAAGACGACATCGATCTTGTTTTCGCGAAAATTTCGCTTGATCGCTTGAGCGCGTATCTCGTCGGCTGGCTTCCAATTCGCGAATTTCGCGCGAGCGCAGTCTTCGTCGCTGCAGGTGAAAGAGCGGGTCTCACACAAGACAGCCACGAGCTTGAGATCAGTGCGCTGAATCCAATCGAGACGCTGCACGCGCCGGGCTAGATCGCGCCGAATTTGCTGCTCATGTCTCTGCCAGTTGACTGCGACGCCCATGTGCAGAGAACGCGAGCTGCGATGCGCGTGCGGTAGCCGTGCCCTTCGCGCTCGCGCTGAATCAAGAGCTGCATCACGGTGCGCGGCACTGAGCATTCGATTCGACACGTATCGGTTCGCGGACGCCCTCGACCTCGCTGGATTTGCGTGTCTGTTTTAATCGTGCGCGCCATGAATCATCGCTGCACACCTAGTTCAAAAGCTCATCGGAGTGCAAGTATTTTTCTGAGTATTTTATTCCGGCGCGTTGACAGAATCTCACGAGACACACAAAAGAGCGGGCTGAATGAGTGAAGCTGTCGTCGTCGTCGAAGCAAAGCCGCTGCCGGTGCAGTTTGTGCTAGTAGGCACGCCGCCGGAAGGATTCGCGTCGTGGTGTGACTGGGCGAAAGACGGTCTCATGAATGCGCTGAACGCGATGAAAAAGTCGGGCGGCGGCGTGACTGAATATCACATCGGCTCGCGCGGACTGCATCGCAGCGGCCCCGCTGATCAGATCAAGAACGTCGACTACTGGAACCAGATGTGTCTGCTTTGCTGCGGCGAATCGTTTTTGCCATCGTCGCTCACTGGGCGCGACACCGCTTGCAGATTCATCCCACGAGACGTATGAGCGCGACGACAATCAACGGCAATGCGAGACGACTTCCGCGCGGTGCAATTCTCGGCACTGACGGCAAGCTGATGAACGCTCGCTCGCTGCTTGAAGCGCGCGCGCAGCATGTGCTGAGCATGGGTTCGAGCGGCTATGCCAACTATGGCGCGAATACGACAAAGAACTCGCTGCTCGGCTGGCTGTGGCGCGGCGGTGACGCAGACAAAGACATCGGTCTGAACGTGCAGGTGCTGCGCGAGAGATCGCGTGACGCGTTCATGGGCATCCCGCTTGCCGCTGCGGGTGTCGAAACTTTCGACACGAACGTGATCGGTGAGGGACTTTTCCCGGCGCCGAACGTTGACGGTGACGTGCTCGGTCTCGATGAGCAAGAGACAGCTGACTTGAATCGCGAGCTGGCAACAAAATTTCTCTGGTGGGCACAAGACCCGCGCGAGTGCGACTGGGAAGCGAAGCACAATTTCTTCATGCTGCAGTCAGTCGCGTTCAAATCGATGCTGCTCAGTGGCGATTGCCCGGTGCTCTTTCCGCTGAAAGCGCGCCCGCTCACATTGTTCGAGCTGAAGCTGCGTGTGCTCGAAGCAGATCGCATCATGAACCCGACGCTGGCGCCGTTCTATCCAAACGTGAATCTTTTCAATGGTGTCGAGCTGAACAATGACGGCGAGCTGACTGCGTATCACATCAGCGATCGTCATCCGCTTGCAAGCGCGCGCTCGTCGCTGCCGCTACCGCAGAAAACGTTTCGCATCACGCCGTTCGGGGAAGCCAGCGGACGGCGCAACATGGTGCTGCTGATCAAGCCAGAGCGGCCAGAGCAGCGCCGTGGCGTGCCGATTTTGTCGGTCTGTCTTGAGCTGCTGAAGCAGCACGGGCGTTTCATCGACTCGACCGTCGTCGCTGCAGTGATTCAGAGCTACTTCACAGCGTTCATCACAAGCGAGTTCCCTGATCAGACGATCTTCGACGATCTGCTGACTGAAGAGCAGAAAAACGAGATCACGAATCTGAATCCATACAACGTGCAGCTCGGCCCCGGCGTTGTGAACTTCATGCGCCCGGGTCATGCAGTGAACTTTGCGCACCCGACACAACCGCTTGCGAACTTTGGCGAGTTCACAATCAGCGTCGCAAAATTCATCGGCGCCGCGCTCGGGATGCCATACGAAGTTTTGTTGAAGCAATTCAACGCGAGCTACAGCGCGAGCAGAGCAGCGCTGCTCGATTTCTGGAAGCGCGTGCGCAAATATCGCGCGCAGATGATCGATCAATTCTGCCAGCCCGCCTACGAAGAGTGGCTTGCTGACGCGATTGGTCTTGGTCGCATCGAGCTGTTCAAGGGCGGCTTTGACGACCCGCTCGTGCGCAAAGCGATGCTGCGCTGCATCTGGACTGGCGCGAGCGCTGGCAGTCTCGACCCGCAGAAAGAGGTGATTGCAGCTGATCTGAAAGTGAAGTGCGGCTTCTCGACGATTGAACGTGAAAGCGCAGAGCTGAACGGCTCGAACTATCGCGACAACATTCGCCAGCAGGCAGTCGAGCACGAAGAGTTCGAAGAGGCTGATCTGCTTTATCCGCCCTACCGGCCGACCATGATTGGCACATCTCCAACGCTGCTGCCGGGGCAAGAAAAGCCAGCACCGCCGAAACCACCTCCGGCAGCAGCGCCACCAGCACAGCCGCCGCCACCCAAATCTCATGCGCGTGTTAGCCGTAAAAAGCGCACGCGCGCCAATTCACATGTCGCTCTTGCGAGCGGCACAAGCGGGAGATTCGAACGATGAACGAACCTTTTTATCGATTCAGAGCTGAAGCGGTCGACGAGCCGGCAAGCGCAGAGCTGTTGATCTTCGCGCCGATTGGCGACTGGGAGGACATGGGCGAACTCGGCGCGCGCGCGTTCGCAAAAGATTTGTCGAAGCTGCCGACGAGCGTGAAGCGTCTCGACATTCACATCAATTCGCCCGGCGGCTCAGTGAGCGAAGCACAAGCGATCTACTCGCGGCTCGCAGATCATCGCAGCGACAAGCACGTCTACATTGACGGGCTGGCAGCGAGCGCAGCGACGATCATCGCGATGGTTGGCCATAAGATTTACATCCGCGCGAACGCGAACATGATGATTCATCTGCCGAGCGCGCTCGCTTTTGGAAACGCCGATGACATGCAAAAAGTGATCTCGGCGCTCGATTCGATCACTGAGTCAATGCTCAACATCTACGCGAAGCGCACAAAGCTCGAACGCGAAGAAATTCGCTCGCTGATGTCAGCTGAGACTTGGTTCTCGCCACAGCAGGCGGTCGAGAAAGGGTTCGCTGACGAGATGCGCGGCGTCGTCAAAGCTGCAGCGATGATTGACGAAAAGCACGTCATGTTCAACGGCGTGACGTTCGATCTTTCGCAGTTCAAAAATGTCCCGGCGTTTACCGCCACACAAACACCAACAGAAAGTGAAACAATGAAAGAGAAGAAACCAGCATCAGCGGCGGCGGGAACGCCGACCGAAGACCCTGAAAACGGGAACGGCGACGAAGGCAAAGGCAAGGAGACTTCGAAGCCACCCACACCACCCGAACCGCCGACAAAACCTAAGACTGGCGAAGCGACAGACGATGCGACGACAGTGCAAGCGACAGCGCACGCTGCAGGCGTGAAAGCTGAGCGTGATCGAGTGACAGCGCTGCAAGCGCTTGATCGCCCGGCGACGCACGAGATCATCGTGAAGGCGATCGCTGAAGGGAAGACAGTCAACGACGTCGTCGCCGAGTGCATGAGCGCGATGGACAAAGCTGGCGCGCAGAATGCGCGTCGAGCTGATGCTCGCGCGCTTGACGGGATTCCCGGCTCGAATGACGACGGCGAGAATCGTTCTGGCTTCGGCGGGCTGATCGCGAAGAAAGTGCAGTCACGCCTCAAAGGCAGACGATCATTCAGTCGAAACTAAACGCTCAACCAATCGAAGAAAGGAACATCAAGCAATATGGCAATCAAAGATTCAGTGAACTTCTCAAATCTGCAGTCGTTCGATGACAACGACTGGGTCGTTCGTCGTTATCCGTTCACGGATGCAGGCGCTCTGACAATCGCTGCGGCGAAAGTCGGGCATCTCATCAAGTTCAACGCGACGCGCGACGAAGTGCTCGGCGCCGTCGCAGCTGACGACGCTGCTCTCGAAGGCGTGATCGTCGATCTGCCCGACAACACAGACGTGCCGTCGGGCGCGGCTCACAAGACAGTCGCAGTCGCACTCGCTGGCTCGTTCGACAAAAACACGGTCAAATATGCAGACAACGCGCAGCCGATCAGTGCGGCTGGTCTTGCAGCGTTGCGTGACAAAGGAATCTTTCTCGACCCAGCTGTGCCAGCTGGTTCGTTCGCACCTTAAAACCGCCGTCAACCAACCGAAAGGAATCAGCACGATATGAGCAACATGAATCCAAACTACGAACCGCGAACTTTGCTCGAAGCATTCGAGCAGGGGCCGCTCACTGCCACATTTCTGCGCGACACTTTTTTCAAGGGTCGCGAGTATCCACCGACGCCGCTTGTCGAGTTCGACTTCAGGCGCGGTCGACGGAAGATGGCGCCATTCGTTGCTCCGCTTGTCGGCGGCAAAGTGATGGAGCGTCAGGGCTACGAGACGCGATTCTATCGCGCTCCACGCATCGCGCCCGTGCGCGCGCTGCGAACGCCTGATCTTGAAGCACGGCTTCCCGGCGAGACGATCTACAACGCGGGCACGCCTGCAGATCGCGCAGCTGAGCTGCTCGCCGATGACGCGATCTTTCTCGACAATGCGATCACTCGCAGAGAAGAGTGGATGTGCCGGTCACTGTTGCTCAATGGCTCGATCACGGTCACTGCAGACAACGGCTACACGAACGTGATCAACTTCATGGAGTCGAGCGCTGGCGCGCCGAACAACCACTATGTTCCAGCGATCAAGTGGGACCAGACGAACTCTGACCCGCTCGCTGATCTCGAAGCAGCGCGTCTCGCAGTGATTCGCGACAGTGGCATTTCGCCGAACGTTGCGCTTTTCGGCGCGAATGCGCGCAGCGTGTTTCTGAACAACGCGAACGTGGCGAAGTTTCTTGACTCGATCAGGTTTCAACTCGCTACGATCAAGCCGATCATCGACAGCGATTCGATTGTCCGCTTTGGCAGTCAGCCGGGGCTTGAGTATTACTCATACGCCGAATACTTCGAAGACGATGCGGGCACGCTCTACCCGATGCTGCCTGCTGATCTCGTGCTGCTGTTGTCGACGGAAACGCCGAACAAGATCGTGTATGGCGCATACACGCAGCTCGAAGACGTGAAAGCGAAACGCTTCGTGACTTATCAGACTGATCGAATCCCGTTCATCTACGGCGACGAAGAGGACGGGCAGCTGTTCTATCGTCTGACGTCGTGCCCGCTGCCGATGCCGCAAGACGTTCTCGGCTGGAGAATCATCGAAGCGATCACGGGCACATCGTATCCGTTCCCGACTCCGGGTGAAGTCGCCTACTTCAATCCGAACGCGCCAGAGGAAGGCCCCGAAGAGGCACAGCCGCAAGGCAAAGAGGGCGTCGACTTCTGGAAACCCGCTGCGCCAGCTGATGAGAATGCCAGCGACGGCAACGGCGGAAATTTGAGCGATCACACAGTCGACGAGCTGCGTGACATCGCAGATCAAGAGGGCGTCGAAGTGCATTCGCACGCGACGAAAGCCGAGATCATCAAGGCGATCAAGAAAGAGAGGAAAGCGAAGAAAGAGTAGAAAGACGCTGAGCCATGAGTTTGCGTGATCAGTTCGTGCCTGATCTGGCGAACGTGTTCATCAACACGGACGAGTTCGCCATTGAGCGCGAGTTTCGCATCAGAAACGCTGACGGCAGCTTCAAAGTCTTCAGAGCGCCAGTCGTCTGGGACAAAGAGGCAGCGAAACGTCACCCGCTCGTCGCAATCCATGGCATGTATCTCGGCGATGTGATCTGCTACATCGAGCACAAATACTTGCCAAGAGCGCCAATCGCGGGAGAGATCATCTACTCTCCCGCGAATCAGCCATGGGAAGTCATCGATGTGACAGATGAAGAAAGCTGTTACCAGCTCGCGCTCAGTGCGACGCGATCTCAACCCGCAAAATACGGCAACAACTGAACATGCTGACGATTGACGCATCACAGATGAAGCGGCTCGAAAGAACCGTGAAGAACATCGAGAAAGGTGTGCCGCGCGTGCTCGCGCCGGCGATCAATCGCGCGCTCGCTTCAGGCAAGACCGAGATCAAGCGCGAGATTCGCAAAGAATATCTGATCGCAGCGAAGGACATTCCGATGAGCGTGAAGCGCGCGACCTATTCGACGCTCAGCGGTCACATCAACATCAAAGACAAGATGCTCGAACTCGGCAAGTTCAGAGTCACGCCGAAGGGCGTCGCGAAACGCAAACGCGTCGTGCTCGTGCGCGCGCAAGTGAAGAAAAGCGGCGGCGCGAAGACAATCGCGCGTGCATTCATCGCGAACGTCGGCGACTACACGGGGCCGTTTGTGCGCAAGGGCGAGTCGCATCTACCAGTCAAGAAACTGCTCGCGATCAGTTCACCGATCATGGCGAGCCAACCGAACGTGGGGCCAGCGGCAAACAAACGCATGGGAGACGTGCTGGCAAAGCGCATTGATCACGAGATCATTCGCGTGATGAACTCAGCTGGAGGATAAAATCATGAACAGTCTGCTTGTCGTTTTCTACTGGGTGCTGCTGCTGCTGATTCTTGTCGGCGCATTCGCATCGCCAAATTGGACTTGGTATCCGCGCGCGAATGCCATCGTCACTCTGATCTTGTTCATCATCATCGGATTGAAGATACTCAAACCGAACTGGTAAAAAATGAACTCTTACACACGCACGCGCACCGACGAGATCAAGCGTGACATCTTGAATCTGAGCGACGACAAGTTCGAGGGCGATACCGAAAAGGTCGACGCGATGACTGAGATCGAAACGCATCTGCACGACTGCATGACTGTGCATGGCTGGACGCCGCCAGCGCCGGGTCGCAGAAAGGAATGAGCATGGGCTTGATTCTTCTCATCATCTTGATCTTGCTGCTCGTCGGCGCGTTTCCGCGCTGGCCATATTCGGCGGGCTGGGGATATGGCCCCAGCGGCTTGCTCGGCGTGCTGTTGATCGTCGTGATCGTGCTACTTTTGCTTGGACGTTTGTGAACTATGAGCGCGCCAGAACCAGTCACACCGCCGCAGCGCGACACGGGACGGCGCGCACAATCAATCTATGACTTGGAAGAGACGCTTGTGGGTTTTCTGTCACGACTTGTGGATTCTTATCGCTTTGACAATCCGACTCTCAATCTATCGCAGGCGACAGCGCCTGAGCCACTCGAACCGCGGATTGTTCGCGACCCAGACGAACCACCAGTCAGCTACGACCCGACAGAAAGAGCGCAGACGCTCGCGCTGAAAGTGCCGCCGCGTGTCGAGCGCGGTCGCATCCCGCGCACTGTGACGGGCGAGATCGCTGTCGACAAGCTGAGCGATCATCCGTCGATCACAGTGCAGGCAATCGCAGCGCGCGTCGAGCTTGTCGACTCATACAATCGCAAGATCGTCACGGTGCGCGTCTGTGTGAACATCTACGATGAAAACCCAGACTCGCGCGGCTACGAAGACGTGCAGAATCTGCTTGAAGCAATCGACATCGCATTCACGAGCTTTGGACAGAAGGGCATCGACGACGCCTATCCGATTGTGATGCCGATTGATTGGAAGCTGTTCGAAGAGGACACGTTCCCGCATTTCATCGGTGAGCTGACCGCGCAGTTCATGCTGCCTGCAGCGCGCCCACTGCCCGACATCGACCCGTGGACGTTCGCACCCGGCGAATCGCCAGAGTTCAAAGTTCACTACCATCGAGAGCCGGAGCCAACAGAATGAACGAGATCACGGGACAAGTCATCTATGCGGGCCCGACAGTGCCGGGCGTGTTCGGTCTCAAATACAACACGCTCTTCAAAAATGGCGTCACGAAGAACGTCTACGAAGAGATCAAGCGATGTCCATCGATTCGTGGGCTGATCGTGCCTGTCGAGCAGTTCGCGCAAGTGCGCAAGGAGCTGAACTTCGACATCGCGCGCAACATGCGCGGCACGACCGGCAAATTCGTTGAATTTTATCTCGCGATTCAGAAATGGATTGCGACACGCAAACCACCAACACAAACAACCGGAGTGAAACTACAAACCCATGCCTAATCTTGGAGCTTTCAAGCACGGCGTCAGCTGGGCTGACGTTCCCACCTCAATCATCGCGCCTGTCATCGCGACAGCAGGCGTCAACGTTGTCTTCGGCGCAGCGCCACTGCATCTCTCGAAGAACGGCAAAGCTGCGATCAACAAGCCGATGCTGTTCAATCGCTACGAAGACGCAGTCGAAGCGCTCGGCTATTCAACCGACTGGGACACCTATGACATCTGCGAGCACATGGACGCAGTGTTCGTCGAGTTCGGCGTCTATCCCGTGATCTACATCGCAGTGAACGACCCAGAAGCTGGCGGCGCGCCAGTCGCGCCTGCGCCGTTTGATCTCATCAATGGTCAGATCGACACGCAGCTCGAACTGATCGCATGGACTGTCACTGTCGCTCCGGGAACGACACGGTCGGGGCCGAAACCAGTGACGGGTGCTGCATCTGGTTCTGATGTCGCTGCAGATCAGTCGGGCGGCACGACGCCTCCGGGAAGCACGACACCACCGAAGGGCGGCAAGGGCGGCGAGGGCACGCCGAAGTCGAACTATGTCGAGGGCACTGACTACTTGCTGAGCTATTCAGCGGCAGGCACTGTCATCATCACGCGCATCGCTGGCGGTGCGATTCCCGCTGATGACTCGAACATCTTGGTCGGTGGCACAGCTCCGAGCGCGACCCCGATCACTGCAGCTGACATCATCGGCGGCATCGACGGCACAACTGGCGCTCGCTCAGGCCTCGAAGTGATCGAAGACGTCTTTCAACAGACGGGCTTCGTGCCGGGCGTGATCATCTGCCCGAAGTTCTCGAAAGACCCAGTCGTCGCAGCTGCGATGGAAGCGAAGTCTGAGAACATCAACGGCTGCTTCGCCTGCACTTGCTTGATCGATGTCGACACAGCTGCAGTCACATCAATGCAGGACGTGAAAGCGTGGAAAGAATCGAACAACATCGTCTTTCCGCGCCAGCAGTGCCTGTTCGGCAAGCCAGCGCTCGTCGGTTCAACGATCAGCAAGGTCTACAACTTCGCGAGTCAACAGGGACCACTCATGCAGTGGGTCGATGCCTACAAAGGCAATGGCTTCCCGTATCACTCGCCGTCGAACAAAAATCTGCGCATGAACGCGCTGCTGCTCGATGACGGCAGCGAGCTGAACATGCACTTGCTCGACGCGAACACTCTGAATGGTCAGGGCGTCGTCACAGCGCTCAACTGGATTGGCGGCTGGCGCTCGTGGGGTAACAGGACTGCTGCGTATCCAGCGAACACTGACGTGAAAGACATGTTCATCCCGGTGCGTCGCATGTTCGACTTCATCGGCAACTCGATCGTGCTGACGATCTGGCAGAAGGTCGACGAACCGGGCAATCGACGACTGCTCGATGCGATTGTGAACAGTCTGCAGCTGTGGCTCGATTCGATGAGCAATCAAGAGGCACTGCTCGGCGCGCGTCTTGAGTTTCGTCATGATGAGAACCCGACGACTGAGATTCTGAACGGTCACTATCTCTTCCACGTCTACATCGCGAGTCCGACGCCAGCAGAGTGGATTGATTTCAGAATCGAGTATTGGATTCCCTACATTCAAAACTTGTGGCCAGCAGAAGAGCAGGCAGCAGCGTAACAACTAAGCAGGAGGCAAAAGAACAATGTTAATTCCACAACACGTCACAAACTACAGCATCTTCAAAGATGGGCGGCGACTCATTGGCAACTCTGATGTCACGCTGCCGAATCTGCAAAACCTCAACGACACGCTCAAGGGCAGCGGCATTTTCGGTGAGATCGAAGCGCCTGTGCAGTCGCACTTTCAGTCGCTAACTGTCACACTGAACTGGCTGACAATCGTCGACGACGCGCTCTTTGCAGCGATTCAGCAGGGTTCGACGCTGCACGCGTGGGCAGCGCATCAGCTGCATGACAGCGCGACGAATCGAATCGTTCACAACGGCTGGCGCTACGTGATGGGCTGCCTGCCAAAGTCGATCAACTTCGGAAAGCTCGAAGTCGGCACCAAGGGCGAGGGCGTCACCGAGTTTGAACTGGTGAACTTGCGCGTGTTTCGCAACGATCAAGTCGTTGCTGAGATCGACAAAGAGAACGCGATCTGCCGCTGGTGGGACGGCATTCAGCTCGTCGACAGCGCCGCGCGCATCAGACAACTGATCGGCTTGTAGACGGGTGAAATTTCAGAGTAAAGTGCGGGTCTATGACACACACAAACGATCACACAGAGACAGACCCGGGCAGCGGTGTTGTTGAGAACCGTCTGCACGAGGTAGACCCGCACGTCGATGAAACGCCGAAATTCCGCGACATCGCAATCGAGCAACCGAAGGCGCCTTTTCGCCTGAAGATCGAGCCACCGCTCGACTATGACGGCGAAAAGTTCAGCGAGCTTGTGCTCGACTTCGATGCGTTGATCGCGAAAGACTTCGTGCGCGCAGAGCGAACGTTCACACGACTCTACAAACCGGACAAGAACGAGACGGCTGTGCTGCCCGAAATGAAGCACGAGTATCAGTGCATCCTTGCGGCACAGGTTGCCGACGTTCCAGTCGGCGTGATCTATAAACTGCCGCGCCGATACTACATACCGCTGCGGCTTGAAGTCCTAAAAGCCTGTGGCAGCTCGCCGGAAGAGGAGAAAGCGTAACAGCACTCTTGCGCTCGATCAGTGTGCGCTTGGCGCGCGCTGGCTGTGGCGCAGTCGACTACTGGATGGGGCTGCCGCCCGTAGAGATGATGCAATTTTTTGTCGAGCTGCTCGATCAGCTCGAACAAGAACACAAGGCGCAAGAGGACGCTTCGCGCTGATTGGAGGTGAGATGATTGGCTGCTGACGCTCGAAAAACTTATCAGGCGATCTTCGAGATCGGTGCGAAGCTGCAGGCAAGTTTTCGTGGCGTCATGCAGCAGGCAGCCGCGCGCTTGAAGGGTCTGCAGAAAGTCGCGCTGGCATTCAGCAAGTCACTGGCTCTCATCGGAGTCGGCACGGGTCTTGGTCTCGTGGCCACAGCTGTCGCTGCAATCTCAAAGCTCTTCGAAGGCGCGACTGAGCAAGCGATTGAAGCGAACCATCGTCAGCGCGAGCTGTTCACAGCGCTCATGAAAAACAGAGCAGTGCAGGCGAAGGGCATCGAATACGGGAACTTGCAGCTGCATCTGATCAACAAGCAGGCGGACGCGCTCGGCAAAGTCGGCGTCGTCAGTCGCGACATGTATGAGGACGCAGCGACGACGCTCGCTGAGATTGGCGTGCCGACGGGTCAAATCATCGATGCGCTGGCGCCGATGGGCGATCTGCTCGCTGATCTCAAAGGCGTGAAAGCGACTCAAGAGGACATGGTCGAACTCGCCAACGCGATGGGTCGCGCGATCAACACGGGGCAGATGCGTCCGATGCGCAGATTCATCAAAGACTTGACGTCAGCAGATCAGGAGCAGTTCAAGGCGATGAAGACGCGGCAAGAGCAGTGGGACTTTCTGATTCGACGGATGCAGTTTGCTGCAGGCGCGAACGTTCGCGAGGGCAGAACTGAAGAGGGTCGCATTCGCATGATGCAGAATCATCTGCAGGAGGTGCGTGAAGAGATTGGCAACAAGCTGCTGCCGATTCAAGCGAAGCTCGCCGACATGTGGAATGCGATTCTCACTCAAGTCGAGCAGTTCATGAATGCTTGGGCTGCCGGCGGTGGCGCGAAAGCGCTGGAAGATTTGTGGCAGGCAGTCAAAGACCTCGGCACAGAACTGGGCATCACCATGCCGAAGGGCGAGAGTCTCGGAAAGATGTTCGCAGACATGGCCATCAATCAAGTGCGTCTGCTCACGCAAGACATTCGCGATCTGATCAAGGGCATCGACGACTTCATCGTCGGCATCAAAGTGCTCGCAGTGGCAATCGACACCTATTTCATCGACCCGATCAACAGAGTCAAAGAGGAATACAACAAGTTCTTCGACACGCTGAAGAAAACTCCGTTCGGCTTCGCGAACCCGATGGTGCGCATGATGCCACGCTTCGCGCCGAGCGCGCACGTCGCGGCGCCCGGGACGAAACAATATCTGCAAGCGCGCGCTGGACTTCCCGTCACCGGCGAAGCGCCCGAGCAGGCGCAGCTGACAGCAGCAGCGCGCCAGAAGATCGTCGAAGAGCGCGCCGACATCGTCAAAGAACTGCAGACGCCAGAGATGCAGAAGCTCGTCGCAGCGACGCTGTCGACTGAAGCGGGCACGGTCGAAGATCAGAAGAACGTGCTCGAAGCGTTCGTCAATCGCATGGCAGCGCAGAAAGCTGCTGGCACTTACAAGGGCGCAGCTGCAGGCATCACTGGCGGCTTTTATGGCCCCTATAATCGAGGCGAGACGCAGCGCGTCATGGAAGCAGGCATTTCAGCAGCACGATTGCAACAGACGCAAGACATCATCAGCGACATCGCTGCAGGTCGCAGCGCGCTCGGCGGCAGAACTGATCAAGGGATGATCAATGAGATTCAAGGCGCGAAGAAAAAGATCGGCGAAGACTACTACGGCTTCATGACGCCGAGCGACTATCTGACCGAAGCCTACAAACAGACGCACGGAATGCAGGCGGGCGGCATCGTGCGTGGTTTGACGAGCGCTGTCTTGGGCGAGCGCGGTCCCGAAGCTGTCATTCCGCTGTCGGGCGGCGGTCGACGAGCTGCGAGTCTGCTCGGCTATGCGAACAGAATGATGGGCTTTGGCGGCGGCGGGCACACGGTGCACTTCGCGCCGAACATCACGATCAACGGCAACGCAAGCGAAGACGAACAACGCGCCATGGACTCGCGCTTGCGTGATCTCGCGCGCGATTTCATCAATCAATTCTCGCGCGCGCAACGACATGAGCGCAGACTGAGCTTTGAATCAGGAGCAGCATGAGAACCTACATTTCAACGCAGGGCGATTGGTGGGACTTGATCGCTGAGAAAGTCTACGGCATGAAGCGCGGTGACGATCATCTCATGCACAAACTGATCGAAGCGAACTATGCGATCAGAGAGATTTGCAATTTTCCAGCTGGAGTCGTCGTGTTCGTGCCCGAGATCGCAGCGAAAACGTCGATTCCGCTCGTTCCGTGGAAACTGACGACAATCACATGAGGACGCTCACGAAACGCATTCCTACGCAATCCTCGCGCGTCCGGGAGGGCTTTACGCGATGATCGTGCAAGTCAGAGCAGCTCGACCGTCGATCTCGATGGGTGGGAAAGACTATTTCAGCGCGCTCGAACCCTACTTTTTGACGATGAGCTACACGGACAACTGCGACGGAGCGAAAGCTGACGACTTTCAGCTGCAGCTCGCTGATCGCGATCGCCGTTTCATCAACGATTGGCGACCCGATCTCGGTTCCACGCTCGACGTCGCGATCATCGCAGAGCGCTGGTTCGAACCGTTTGCGTCAGCATTGTCGCTCGACTGCGGTCGCTTCTGGATTGACTCGATGGAGTTCGAGCTGCCGCAGCACACAGTCACGGTTAAAGCGACGAGCATCCCGACTGAAGCGCATCTGAAGGTGAACAACGAAACGCGCGGCTGGGAAAAGACAACGCTCGAAGAGATCGTCAATCAGATCGCCAAAGAGAACAACATGGAGGTCGACTATCAAGCGGGCACGAACCCGAACTACCGCCGCGTCGAGCAGAATCAAGAGAGCGCGCTGCAATTTCTGCAGCGGCGAACCGAGGACGCGAAACTCGCGATCAAGATTCATCGCAACAAGATCGTGATTTTCGATGAAGAAACGATTGAAGCTGCGGCGCCGAAGTTCGCGCTCGTCTATGGCAACGCGCAGGCGAGCGGCGGGCTTGCAGCATATCGGCTCGAAGCTGCGCACTTCATTTTCACTGTCACTGACACGCAGAAGAAAGCGACCGTGTCGCACTTGAATCCGGACACTGGCAAGAACATGCAGCAGGTGTTCGACTCCGGCATCACGGCGCCGTCACGCGGCTCGCTGATTCAGGGACAAAATCGACAGTGGGACCAGAAAGTCACGATTCACCCTGAAGAGACTGATGACAACGACAATGCCGGCGACGAAGACGGCGCAGATGGCAGCGGCGGTTTTCGCTACATCGCGCCGCGCGCAGAGGGACCGAATCGCGATTGGAACGACCCGAGCGCGGGCGGCAGCGGCGGTCAGCGACGCGCAAAGTCTGAAGTGCGCAGAGCGAACAAAGAACGCGAGCACGCTCAGATCAAACTCGGTCAGGGCAATCCGCTTGTCGCAGCCGGTCAGACTTGCACGCTCAGCGGGTTTGGGCAGTTCGATGGAAAATGGTTTGTGCTCAGTGCAGAGCACACGATTGGCGAAGAGGGCTACAACACGACGCTGCTGATTCGCCGCTGCTTGGAGGGATATTGAATGAAAAAGAACATTCTCGCAGATACAGACTTCGCGAGCGGTCATGACAATCGCTTCAAGTCGAGCGTGGTAGTCGGGTTCGTTTCGAAGATCGAATGCAACAGCAAGCGCAGCGACGTGCGCGTGATCTTTCCAGATCGTGTCGATCACGAGAACACGCCGCTGATCACGAAGCCGATTCCAGTGCTGCAGACTGCATCGCAATCAAAGCGCAGTTTCGCTGTGCCGCGCATCGGCGACTTCGTCGCAGTGATGAAGATGCCGAACGCGACAGGCGACTATTTTGTGCTGGGCACTTTCTACAGCCCGGAGAATCCGCCGCCCGTCACAGACCCGAAGCTCGACTACACTGAATGGGAGGGCGGCCACACGCAGAAGTTCGACGCGAACGATGACGCCGATGTCTTTCTCACGCAGGATTTCAAGGGTGGCATCAATCAGACAGTCAAGAAAGACGTCAACATCAAGACGACTGACGGCGCGAAATACAACATCGAAGCCGACGGCGACATGCTGCTGAAGTCAGCGACTGGCAACATCAACGTCGAAAGCCCGAGCGGCATCGTCACGATCAATCAGCAAGAGATCGATCTCACGGCGACGACGATCAAGCTGAACGGTCATGTGATTGTCACTGGCAACATCGATCAGACTGGCGTGCATCACGACAACAACGGCTACCACACGAGCGGCAGAAGCGTCGAAGAGCTTGAGAAACGCGTCGCGCGACTTGAACGCATCGTCGCACAACTGACGGAGGCGCAAGCATGACAGTCGGACTTTTTGGCGCGATCATTTACGGACGCAACCGCGGTCGCATCCATACATTCTATTCAATCGAGCGACGCTACACTGGGCGCTTTGGCACGCACATGGTTCACTTGAAAAAGCCGCTGCTCGAATGGGCTGGCAATGATCTGATCAAAATCGACATGCGTCTCGCGCTGAACTCGACTTGGTGCGGTGACATCAACGCGATTCTTGCAGAGTGGCATCTCTTTCATGAGAACGCACTGGCAGCTCCACTGATCGTCGGCGGCAAACCCATGGGACCGGGTCTGTCGATGTTCGTCATCACTGAACTGAACGAATCGCACAAGCATTGGCTGAACGGCACAGTGATCGCGTGCGAACTTGCTGCATCTTTTCAAGAATACATTCCGTTCACTGAGGGCTTGCTCTCGCAGTTCGGAGTGCCGGGCTTTATCGGGAGCGGCGCAATATGACAGCGACACAACCAATCGACGAATCGACGTTGAACGCCGGTCTCGGCGCGAACTGGCGCATTCAGTTCAGCGATGCTGACGGCATCCCGCTGAACATGCTGTCGTTCGAAGTGATCGACTTCGGCGCGATCTCTTACAAAGAAATTTTCCAGAACGTGAAAACGATTCTCGCGACGCCGCTTTTCAGCGCTGCGCTTGAGCGTCTGCTTGGTGTCGATCAGACGATTGTCGATCTGCCAGCTGACAAGAGCGGAGCTGGCGCAGCGACGATTGCGATTCTGACTGCGCTCAATCAGTGGGAGCCACGCTGCGAGATCGTCAACATCGACTTCGACGCTGACGCGCTGAACGGTCATCTGATCGTCAAGCTGCAGCTCAAGATCAAGAACGTGATCAGTGGCAGTGATACGCCCTACGCAGCGAAAGACATCGGCACGACTCCCACGAACATCACGCAGAATCTGCCGCCGATTGAACCGCTACCGGGACCGACGGGGCCGAAAGGCGACACGGGCGCAGAAGGACGTCGCGGCTCGCTCTGGTTCGTCGGCACGTCAGCACCGCCAGCAGGCGCGCTTGTGCCGATGAAAGTGCCGACGCAAGGCGCGAAGGGCGAGACGGGCGAGCAGGGCAAGCGCGGCTTTGTCTGGCTCACGGGTGCTGGCGACCCCGTGACGCCCCTTGACCACGACATGTATTTGAACACGACGAACGGTGACGTCTGGCAGTTTGATGCTGCGACGAACACTTGGAGGCGCACGCGCACGAAATGAGCTGGGAACAAGTCGGCAACATCACGGGGCCACCGGGACCGCCGGGGCCGCCCGGCGGCACGCTCGTCGAAGGCACAACGTTCGTCATGGGCGAGCTGATCGCGAGTGGAATTGACGGCGTGAATAAAATCTTCAGTGCTGTGAACGCGTTCGCTGCAGATTCGCTCGAAGTCTATCTGAACGGACTGCGTCAGCGACGCGGCAACGACTACGACGAGATCACTGACACTGACTTCGAGTTCTATGTTGCGCCGAAAGCATCAGATTCGATCTCGATTGACTACGTCATCGCGACAGCAGCGGCGATTCCGATCTACGGCGAGACACCGACTGGAGCGATCAACGGCACGAACAAGAACTTCGCGACCGCTTACGCTTACAAACCGACGCTGCTCGCAGTGTTCTTGAGCGGTCTGCGACTGCGTCACCCTGACGACTACACGGAAACTGGCTCGACGACTTTTCAGCTCACACTCGCGCCGCTCACTGGTGACAGCTTGAGCGTCGACTACTTCCAACCCTAAGAACACAACATGGCAACAACACAAATCTGGGGCAACACGCAGATCAGAGCCTTGTCGATCTTCGACGCGCAGATCGCAGCAGCTGCAGCAATCGCAACGAGCAAGCTCGCTGACGCTGCGAACTTCATTCTGCGGACTGGCGTCGTACCGTTCAGTGCTGATCAATCGATGGGCAGTCACTATCTGACGAACCTGCTTGACCCTGTAAATCCGCAAGACGCAGCGACACGCGCATGGGTGCTCGCGCAGATGGCGTCTGTGACGAATAGCTCATTGACGGCGCGTGCTGCGACGACTGCGAACATCACGCTCTCAAACGTGCAGACAGTCGACGGCGTGTCACTCGCTGCGAACGATCTCTGCTTGGTGAAAAATCAGACGACAGCGTCACAGAACGGCGTCTACAAAGTCGTGAGCGGCGGCGCGTGGGTGCGCGCAGCGGGAATGGATACGTGGGGAGAAGTGCCCGGCTCGCTCGTCAGCGTGCAAGAGGGCACAGTCAACGCTGACACGCTCTGGCTGTCGGTCGCTGACGCTGGCGGCACAATCAACAGCACAAGCATCACGTTCACTCAAGTGCCGGGACCGAGTGACATCGTCGCGGGTGCCGGTCTGACGCGCACAGGGCAGCAGATCGACGTCGTTGCAGGCGACAATTCGCTGACGGTCAATCCAGACGACATTCGAGTGAAGCTGTCTGCGACAGGCGCGATCATCATCTCAGGCTCGGCAGGTCTCGCAGTGAACATTCAGGCAACGACGCTGCAGATCAGCGCGAACGTGCTCGGCGTAAAGCTCGACAGCGCAGGCGCGATTCTTGGCGGTTCATCAGGTCTCGCTGTCAACTATGACGCAAACACGCTCGCGATCGCAGGCAATGTTCTTTCAGTCAAACCGAACTTGTTTCTCGCGTCGAACAACATTCTCTGGCGCTCAGCTGTCGGTGGCACGATCGACGGTTCGAACACTGTCTTCACGCTGTCGTCGACCCCAAACCCTGCGGGCACAGAAACAGTTTTTCTCAATGGCATCTTGCAAGAACCAAACGGCGAAGACTACACAATCAGCGGAGCGACGATCACGTTCGTTGTTGCGCCACCGTCGGGCAGTCGCATCCGTGTGACTTACGTCAACCGCTCACTAGCACCAGCATGACATGGCACTGACACAAGTAAGAGGCGGACAAGTTCAAGATGGCTCGATTCAGCGCGTCGATCTCGACGTCAGCACAGTCGGTCAAGCAGTCATTCGCAAGCTGATCACTGGCACGGGTCTTTCGCAGAGTTACGACGGCGCAGATTCAGGCACAGGCGACGTCACTGTCTCAGCGCCGAACGCGCCGAACTGGGACGCCGCCTATTCGCAGCGACTGCAGTGGGACGGCGGCGGCACGAACCTAACCGCAGCGACAGGTCGCACGAGCTTGGGTGCGACTGCGCTCGGTTCGAATCTCTTCACGCTTGGCAACAATGCGCTTGGCGTGAGCGCGTTCTTGACAATCAGCAGTCTCAACGCTGTGACGCTGCGAAGTGCAGCGAATTTTCGAGCTGACATCGGAGCTGAAGCAGCACTCGGCAATCCGTCTGCTGACGGTTACATTCTTTCATCGACAGCTGCAGGCGTGCGCTCATGGATTGCGCCGCCGAGCGGCAGCGGCACGATCACGCTGACAGGCGACGTCACAGGCAGCGGCACGACAAGCATCGTGACGAGCATCGCAGCGAACGCAGTCGGCGCATCAGAGATCGTCGCGAACTCGATTGGTGCGAGCGAGATCAACAACACGCAGGACTTGGGACTTGCTGTCTTGCAGACGATCAAGGTTCCCGTCTCAGCGACTGCTGACCAGCAGACTGTCTTTGGCGTTTATCGAAACTCCAGTGGCACAGCTGCAGCTGGTTTCGGTTCACGCATCGAACTCGGCGCGAGCAGCGACACAGTCGCCAACAGAGGGCAGTGCATGGTTGCATCGAAGTGGAGCGTCGCTGCTGACGCGACTCGCGCTGCGACGATGGAACTCTACTGTCAATCAGGCAACGGGCTGTATGGCACAGCAGTGATGACGTTGTTCTCAAGCAAGGGCGTCTGCATCAATCGAACAACTGACCCGGGTGCTGGCTATCTGGACGTCAGCGCGGGATTCAAAATTGGCGGCACGGACATCTTTCCGCTCACGACAGCGCGCGCCGGCGTTCCGAGTGGCGGCACTGCCGGGCAGTATCTCAAAAAGAACAGCTCGACGAACTATGACTACAGCTGGGACCAACACGCGACGACGCAAGGCACGATTGTCGCTTCAACAGCAGGGACAACGAGCACGAGCGGCGTCATGGGCGGCATTCCCGGTTCGATCACGCCTTCGACGACTGGCAGAGTGCTGTTCATCATCAGCGGTTATTTCAGCAGCACTGCATCACTCGCGTTCGCAGCCATCATCAGTATGCGCTACGGCACCGGCACAGCTCCATCGCATGGCGCTGCGCCGACGGGGACAGCGATTCCGAACTGTCCGAATGCTTACGCCCACGCTCCAACAGCGAATGGATTAACGCCGTTTAGTCTCGCGGTGACGATCACTGGCTTGACAGTCGGCACGACCTACTGGCTCGATGTCGTCTACGGCAGCAGCAGCACCGGCTCGACAGCCAAGCTCAACACCGTGTCACTTTGCGCAATCGAGTTTTAGAAAGGCAAAACCAACATGAACATCGAAGCACGCATCACAAAACTGAAAGCTGAGCTGCACGATCACACCAATCGTCACGATCAGATGATTGCCGAGCATCAGCGCAGCGAGAACGAGTTCAATCAGCAAGTCATCAGAAGCCAGACGCGCTACCAGCAGATCGCCGGCGCGATCGCTGAACTCGAACTCATGCTGCAGGAGTCACAAGAGAAAAACGGCGACGAGCCTGCGACAACAACAGCAACAAAGAACAGACTGGCGAAAAAATGATCGATGGGCAAGTTCATCAATCTCAGCAATCGATCAACGACCGACGTGGTTGTGATCTTGTTCAGCTGCCTTGTCTGCATCGTGCTCACGATCATGATCGTTGGTGCGATCACTGCGCGCTTGGTGCATCCCGAGATGGACTTGAGCAAGATTTCAGAGTCAGTCACACAGATCATCAGCACGATCGTCGGAGCGCTCGTCGGCTTCATCAGCGGTCGCGCTTATGGCAGAAGGGAGTTAAACGGTGAAAAAGATCGGCACGATTGAAGGCTGCGCAATCTATCACGGCGAAAAAGATGGGCGCGAGATTGTCACGTTCACTGCGAAGTTCGCGATCTGCACTGATGGAATGCCGAAGAATCTCTACGGCGACAAGCACTGGCAGCGCGGCACTGCCTACTACAACAATGGAAAGTTTCTGAACGCTGACAAAGTGCCCTACATCGTCGTGCCGCCGTTCATCATCAAAGCTGTCGACGGCTGCATCATGGGCACTGAAGCGAGCGCCTACAACACACTGAACGGCAACGAGAGCGATGCGATCACTGGCGAGAAAGGCCCCGAAGACAAACTGGGCGAAGGCTCCATCGAGCTTGCGCGACGTCTCGCGATCAACCCGCACCCGAATCACGGCGGCACAAAGAACAAAGTCGTCGTCTACACGATCTTCGTTGACGAAGCTGCTATCGTCGACGGTATCAAATACAAACTTCAACGGAGCTGAACATGCCAACACCAAGCACGAGAGTTTCATTCACGCCGCCGCCCGACACGAATGGTTCGAACGGCGCGAGCGACAATCTTGCAAGCACTCCCGGCGAACCTGAATATGGGCTGCCGTTCGTGCCCGACATCGACTTCGCAGTCAAAGACCCGACGATCATTCAGAGCGAAGTGATCGCTGACTACGAAGCAGCATTTCTCACGCTCACGGGCATCGCGAAGACGCTCGCGCCGGGCGACCCCGTGCGCCTGCACTTGCTCGTTGTGTGCGCATGGCTATCGCAGCAGCGCGTCATCATCGATTTCACCGGCAAAGAGAACCTGCTCAAATACGCCCATGGCGACTATCTCGACAATCTCGCAGCGCTGCACGGTCAGCGCGCGCTGCGCCTGCAGGCGTCGCCAGCGCTGACGACACTGCGCTTCACGCTTGCAGCTCCGCTCTCGTTCGACGTGACAGTGCCGCAGGGCACGCTCTGCCAAGCGCCGAACGGTGTCACGTTCGAGACGCTCGCGCCCGGGTTCATTCCAAGCAGCAGTTTGACGCAGTCTGTCGATGTCGCCGCGCAATGCACGACGCCCGGCGTGATTGGCAACAACTTCGCGCCCGGTCAGATCAACGGTCTCGTCAACTGGAATCAGCCGTTCGCGCTGACAGTGACGAATACAACTGTCACAGCTGGCGGCAGCGACAAAGAAACGGATGAGCAGTATCGCTACCGCGTCTGGCTCGCGATTGAATCCTACTCGACATGCGGCCCCAGAGACGCGTATGAGTTTTGGGCTTTGAGCGCATCGCCCGACATCATTCAAGTTGTCGTTCACAGCGCGCCAGAGATCGCTGGCGAAGTCTGGCTCTATCCGCTCTTGAGAGATGGGCAGCTGCCGAATCAGGCGATTCTCGACGCTGTCGAAGAGACCTGCAGTGCTGACACGCGACGCCCAGTCACTGACTTTGTCACGGCGAAGATGCCAGTCGTTGTCACTTACACGCTCGACATCGACTACTACGTGCTGAAGTCGAATGAAGTGCTGCTCTCGACGATTCAGTCGAACGTGCAGCAAGCTGTTGCTGACTGGATTCAATGGGAGCGCTCAGCGATCTCGCGCGACATCATCGGCGACGAGCTGCGTCGACGCTGCCTTGAAGCTGGCGCGAAACGCATCGTGATCAATTCGCCGTCGCCAGATTTTCAAGTGATGAACTACAACCAGATCGCGTTTCACGACGACACGATTGAACCCGTGATCAACTTCGCGGGGCTTGAAGACCCATGACATGAGCACGTTTCTGCGCAGCTCACGACTGATTGAGAACTGCACGCCGTCGATCAGCTACGACGCGCAAGTGCAGAGCGCGAGCGAATCGTTCGATCATCAGATGTGGGAGATCATCGACGACACGGGCGTCGTCATCATGATTCCAAACATCATGGGACTCACAGACGAGAATCTCGTCGACATTCTCGCTTGGCAGTTTCACGTCGATTTCTACGACCCGACGCGCGATCTTGAGTTCAAGAAACAGCTCGTGCAGTTGTCGATCATCTGGCACAAGACGAAGGGCACAGTGCGTCTCGTCGAAGACGTGATCAACACTTACTTCCCGGGCAGCAACGCGCATCTGCAAGAGTGGTTTCAATACTACAACCCGCTGCCGCCGAACTACGGCGACCCCGTGCTTGCGGGCACGTTCACCGCTGCGCAGATCAATCCCGGCTCGAACACGTTCACCTATTCGGGCGCAGTCAATGACACTGAAGTCGCGTTCACAAACGTCGCGGGCACGCTGCCGACACCCATCGAAGCAGGCGTGATCTACTACATCGTCAACGCGACAGCGACGACGTTTCAAATTTCGATTGAACCCGGCGGCACACCGCTCGACATCAAGAACCAAGGCAGCGGCACGAACTCGATCTACACGCGCAACAACACTTGGCACAATCGCTACCGCTTCAGAATCTTGGTGAACGAAGACGTGATTGCGACCCCAGAGCAAGAGGCGCAGATGCTCGAACTGATCGAGCGATTCAAGCCCGTCTCGCGCTGGCTCGAAGCGATCGTGCATCCGAAGCACAGCTTCGCGTTCGTCTACGTCACGGGCTTCGCGCAAATTTTCGTCACTCGCAGATCAAATCCAGCAATCATCAGAACACCATGAGTCTTTCCCAACAAGTCTTCACAAACGCCGGCATCGACATGCTCGGTCAAGCGAACGCAGGCGTGCAGCTCACAATCGAAAAGATCGTCGTCGGCAACGGCGGCGCAACAGGCGACAGCGACATCTATCCGCTCACGGCGTTGATCGGCTGGAAAGCCGACGTCGCCATCACGCGAAAAATCGATCAGGGAAACGGCAAGCTGCTCGTCAGCGGTGCACTGAACGAATGGGAGCTGACGGGTGCTCCGTTTCAACTGAAAGAGCTGGGCATCATGGCGCACACGGGCACGCTCGGCGGCGGCACGACGGGTCCAGCTGAAGCGCCATCACCGCCCGGTGGCGTGCCGGGTCCTGCGCCAGCGCCGACGCCACATGTGTCGGGAGTTTCGCAGCTTTACTGCGCGAGCAACGTCTACGCAGACCCAGCTGATACGGTCACTCCGGGCGGAGTAAATCAGCACGCATTCGACATTCTCGTCGAGATTGATCGCGCGAGTGACGTCACAGTCATCGTCGGCGACCCGACCACTGTCGACATTCAGAACGAACCGCCTGATGCGTCAGTCGGTCCCGGCTGGTATGACCAGCGCATCGGCAACGTTTTCTACATCAAGCGCGCAGTCGCTGGCATCGGCATTGAACTCGATGATCAGACGAACACTGATCGCGTCGTGATCTCAGTCAAGACGCTCATGAACGACGTCGACGTCTACGTGCCAGTGAATCATCATTCGAAGCCGCCCGGCGGTCTCGGCTTTGCATCGATTCAAGAGGCGCACGATTACTTGAAGGGCTTTCGCATTCCGTCTGACAAAATCGCGCGCATTCACGTCGACGCTGGCACTTTTAACAACGCACCACCAGCTCCGGGCGCTTCAGCGATCAACTTTTCGCATCCCGACTCGATGCAGATTCAGCTGCTCGGCGAGCCGTTCATCGAAAGAAACATCGCAGCAGGCGGCATTCAATCGAGCGTGCCGGGCGTCTCGAAAGACGTCTATCTTTCGAACACGAGCGGCTTGTCAGTCGGTCAGCGCATCTACATCGCGAGCGCTGGCAGCGGCTGGTGCGGTGGCTGCAAGATCAATTCGATTGTGACGAACTCGAAGATCAACGTCTCAATCGAGAAAATGGACACGCGTCCGAACTACACGATCGCGGGCGGTGCAAACGTCGGCAAGATTCGCTGGTATCCGACTGTCGTCGTCTGGTCGATCACGCCGAGTCGCGCACCTGCTTCGGGCGAGATGCTGCTGAACATGCCGAACGGTATCGGGCTGATTCAGAACATCTGCTTCGACGGCGGGTTCTACTGTCTCACACCGCTCGCGGGCGGCATCGTCGACTGCGCGATCATCTGCATCGCGAAACCGGGCGGCTTTCGCACACGTCGCGGCATCAGCGGCGGCGCTGGCACTGTCGGTCTCGGCGGCGAGTGCTGCATCACGATGTGCGACTTCGGCATCACTGGCATCGGCACAATGTATGCGTTCGATCAGACCTACATCACGGGCTGCGGGCAGGCGATCTCTCCGAGCGGAGCTGGGTTCGCGATTGGTTCGATCACGGGCAACATGGACAACACAATCGTCTATCTCATCCACAATCAATACGCGATCAACGTCGGGAATGGTGCGAGCTTCGACGGCGGCTCGATCATCTTCGATTCGAACGACTATGCGATCAACTGTCGCGGCGGCGCGACCGTGCTCATGAACGTCGCCTACACGTCAGTCATTGCGCGCTGTGGCAGCGATCTCGTCGCGCAAGGCATGGGTTACATTCAGTATGACCGCTGGCAGCAAGGTCTGCCGAACTGCAGCCCGGCTGTCTCGCTCGTGCCGGGGGGCCCGCCTGCGCCAAATCAGCAATACCAAGGCGAAGGCAATCAGAACGCGTGCATCTTTCTGCTGAACTCGTCGCTGCCGCCGCGTGGAGTCGGTGTTGCTGGCGGCGGTGGGTCAGTGCCAGCTCCGACGCTGAGCAGCTCGCGCTTTGAGATCACGCCGAGCGTCGGTGATCGCGTGCTCGATGAAGCGATCAAGCAGGTGGGTGCTACGGCTTCAGAAAGATGAGACAGTATTCGTGACGCTTCGGCAGAATCTTCTGACTGACGATCTGAGACGCGAATGCAGCGCGCATTGACGTGCCGAGATCAGTGATCGCGATGTCGTGCTGTTTGAAGCCAGCGTCGCGCAGGCAGCGAATCGTGTCGCCGTGGTAGTTGTAGAACTTCCCGTCGTAGCGAAAATCGTTGACGCACCAGACACAGAAACTGCCACTGCGCAGACAGCGAAAGTTCTCGCGCATGACGTTCGTGAGCTTGTGCAGGAAAGTCGGATAGTCGTTCTTGCCGAGCTGCTGCATCTCGTCGCCGTAGTCTTCGAGGCACCAGTAGGGCGGCGATGTGATCGTGAAGTCGCCGACGTTGCTCTTCACTGGCATGTGCTGCGAATCGCACTCGTGCAGCTCGATTGTCGCTTTGTTCAGCGTCTGATTCTTGAACAGATCGTCGTCACCGCGTGCAAGCAATCGTTTTCTCACTTCGAAATTCGCGAGCATGAATTTGTGTGACAGATCGCAGCCAATGTAGTTTCGACGCTCACGATAGCACAGCTCCATGCGCGAATTGTGCCCAGCGAACGGGTCAACAACAGTGTCACCGGGCTTTGTGTAGAGTCGCAGCAAGATGCGCCCGACATTCTGCGGAAAGCGCGAGAGTGCTCCCCAGCGCGCACCGGCGCCGCTGAGCATGAAAAGATCATGCTTCGTCGCGTCTTCAGCTGTGACGATCTGCTTGTCTTTGCCGTAGCCGGTCGATTGATAGTCGCGACCTTGCTCGTCGACGAGCAGATCAATCGCTTTGTCGCTCGTGTTATAGCGCAAGATTGACTCAGGAATCTCAGCGCCGAACAAGCGACTGATCTTTTCGCGCGTGTCGCGCGATTGTTCGACGTCAGCAAGCGTCTTGCCCATGGTCTGCTGTTATGACTCTACCACAGCATCAAAACCGTTTCCAGAGCTATTTTAGAGCGTCCGGGAGTGCGTCCGTGAGCAGCTCACAAGAGCTGATCGCTGCGATTCGCAGCTGCAGCTTTTGACGGTCGTTTCGCAGCGTGCTCGTCGAGCGCTTTCATGACGACGTCCCAGTTCTCTTCGCGCAGCATCTCAGCGATGCGCTCTTCTGGTATCAGCTCGAACTTGCCTTGCTCAGCATCAATCCAGCCCTCAGTGAGCGCGACATTGACGAAGTCTTGCGGCGTGCAGTTCCCGATTGCGAGCATCTCAGTCATGCGCTTGTGCGCAGCTGAAAGTGCAGGCTCAGTAGGGGCCGAAGGGCGAGTCTGGCTCTTTCTTTTCAGCGACGGCGCCGGGACGTCTTTTTTTTTCTGTTCAGCGGGCTGATCTGTTTCTGTCGGTCGCGTCGGTTCAACGACTTCTGCAGTTGAAACAGGCTCGCCGTTGTTCGGCGGTTGAAACGTCGGTCGCGCGATCTCTTCAGCTTTGACGACTGCAGGCATCTCTTCGCTGATGTAAAGCCCGCCGAGCATCGTCGGAAACGAGCTGCGCAGCGCATCAGCTTCAGCGCATTTCACGATCATCCCTGCAGGGTCGTCGCGCCAGATGCCATAGTTCTTGTTGAAGCGCGCGAGTCGCACACGCTTTTTCATCGGGTGCGTTCGATTCTTGAAAAAGACTGTTGCCCAGCCGCCGAGAATCTGATCATTCGGCATGTGCCAGTCACCGACAAGCTCGATGACGTCGTCGCCACGCTTGACGATGGTGCCGCTTTCCATGCCGTCAAATTCAGGGTGCAGCTCAGCGCGTTTCAAGAACGCTTGATGCGCAGTGATCAGCGAGAACGTCGGCCCCGTCTGCGAATCGTAGCCGATCAAGAACGCATCGCCCTCGAACGGGTTCAGCTTTCGCGCTTGGCACATCAGCATGAACTTGAACGCATCTTCATCAGTGCAGCTTTTGCCCGTCTTCGTCTTCACTGCGACGAGTCGCTTCACGATCTCAATCGACAGCTGAATCTTGTCTTTCGTGCCGAATGGAGTGAACTCAACGATTGATTTCTCTTCAGTCTCAGTCTTCGCCATTTTCGCTGTCCTCCGTTCTGACTTTGAGATCGTCTTTGCCGTGCTTCAGCGTGACGATCAAATCCTCGTGACGATAGATGATCGTGCCATCTTTGTCAGTGCCGATTTTCTCTGCGTTCGCACGCAGCGCGCCAATCAGTTTGCCCTTTGCTTCGACCTCTTTGCGCGTCATGTCCATGCGCTTGTCGCGCTTGCCGACATATTCATCGACGCAGTCGTCGACCTCAGGGATTGAGATCGGCGCAACGCCCTTGCCGGTGATGCCCGGCAGATCACTTGCTTTTGCCATAGTTGTTGTTCTCCGTGTTGTTATCATTTCACAATCCCGCACTCGGCGGGTCGTAGTCTGCGCTGCCAATCATCCAATAGTGAACGAGCATCAGCGCATTGAAAAGATCATTGTCACCCTCAGAATAGTCGACCATCGTCTCGTCGACGTAGTAATTGCGACCGATTAGATCAGCGCTCATGCGCTGCTCAAGCACTGCGATCGATTGCTCGATCACTTCACGCGCTTGTGGGTTCCACCGGTTTTTGAGTGTCAGCGCTTTTTTCAGCGCCATGATTTCGCTCTCGATCTCTTTGTCGCTTCTCATCTTTCAGCTTTTTCATTGCCGCCTCGAACTGCTTGTCGTCGATGATGTTCATCTTCGAGACGAAAAATTCTGACTGCGGGTCGTTCATCAAGTCTTCAGGCTTGAGCATGACACAGTCGCAGATGCCCTTGCACTTGCACGGTTTGTTGACGCTGACGAGCTGCTCGTGCGGCTCTTGTTCTTTGCGTTCGCGCACGATCTTGAAGAAAATCGCTTTCTCGTCGGCGCCGACTGCTGTGATTGTTGTTTTCATTTCTTGATTGGTTCAAACCGCAATTTGTAGATGCTGGGCACTTGACGCGCTTCACCATCGCGAACGTGCGCACGCAGATGCGAGACGCGAGCGCGAGCGTTGTTTGTGAGCGGATGCCCACAAATCTCGCATGGTTTCTTGCCGAAGTATTTTGTCGCGCTCATCGCGTGATCTTGAGATTCGCTCGACGCAGATCAAAGCAGCAGCCGTTCTCGAAGTCGACACGGACTTTCGGGTCGCTGATGCCCGCGATCAGTCGATGCAAGAGCGGTCGCTGCACTCCGTTGATGGGGCCATGCGTGCGAAAATAGCACTGCCCGTTCTCTTCATTGCGCTCGCGCCACCAGTCATGTTGATCGATGAGCGATTCGATGTCTGGATTCACGATCACGGAATGCACCTTGGCGATGCGCTTGAGCACGCCGGGCTTGCCGTTGAAAATGCTTTCCAGTGCGACTAGATCGCTGTTGAAGAGTTCGAACTTCACTCTGCAGCAGAGTCGTTTTTCGTGTTCGCTTTTGCTGTTTTCTTCGCAGCGCGCGCAGCGGCTTTCTTGCCGTGAATCACTTCGTCGCAGACCTTCTGCAGTCTGCGCAAGTGACTGCGTGCCTGCTTCGCAGCTTTGTCAGCGCGCTCGATCTCTTGCTTGCGTTGTTCTGGCGACATCTTCTCGATGCGCGCCCTCAATTTTGTTTCTGCTTTTTCTTTTGTCATAGAGTTACTCTCCCATGAGTTCTTTGAACTCTTTTTGGTGCAATGCCTTCAATGGTTTGCCAAGTCGTTTTATTTCTCGTTGTGCGACGCGCTTCGAAACGTTGCCGCGTCCCCATTCGAGCGTCCAACGATCTTCGACTGCAGCGATCTTGCCGAGTGCGCTGCGACGTCCGATTGCTTGATAGGCGATCATCATCGGGTCGTGACGCGCGCCTTTCGCTGTCAGCAGTCTGACGCCATGCGCTTTGCGTCCCCTGCCGCCACCGGCAATGGACATTGCGATCTTCATCGGCGTGTCCGGTTCTTTGCGTCGAAAGTTGTCGAAGTAGAACTCAGTCACGAGCATGACGCAGATTGCATGATGACGACGCAGCTGCTTCTCAGATTGATGCCAGCAGCGCACGATCTCTTCGTGATCGCTGTCAGTCATGCTGCGCTCGAACAAATCAAACGCGATCTCGGCAAAAGTCAGTTTGAAATGACCGTTGTCGAGTTCGCGCCGCAGGTATTGTGTGAGCGTCCATGGCTTGAGATAGTGTTTTGTCTTTGGCGTGCGCCAATCATTCTTGAGTCGTTTTTGTTTTGCCATAGTCCTCCATCTGTTACATCATCAGCTCCGCGCGCTGTAGGGTGTCGAGCAGAAGTTCTTTCGCAGCGCCGAGTCGACGCATCACATCGTTCGAGCCGCCCTTGTCGGGGTGCAGCTTGACTGAGAGAACGCGAAAGCCCGCGTTGATGATCTTCTCTGCGAGATCGAGCACCAGCTCATTTTCTTGCTCTTTCTTCGTGCGCGGCACTTCAAAGCGACTTGCTTCATCTTCATCGACTTCCTCGTCGACGATCTTGCGATATTGGTCGCGCGGACGGTTGAAGTCTTGCGCTTTGCCGTTCGGTCTCGTGACGTGTCGCAACGGTGGCAGATTCTCTTCGAGCTGAGCAGGTTCAATTTTGCCGAGTTTCTCGCGGTAGTTCATGTATTCAAGACGTGACTCGCGACGCATCTTGCCGGGCAGATTCGCGTTGCAAAATTGCCCGAACTCTTTGTCGCTCTTGAACGTCATGCGCAGCTGAATCAGTTTTTCGCCGAGTGTGTAGTAGTAGCGACGCCTGATCTGTTCCAAGCTCGATTGAAGACTGCACCAAGCGTCTCCGATCTCGCCCGCCAATGTTTCGCGCAGTCTCTTCAATGCGCCGACTTCGTCTTTTGACAGTGCTGTAGTGGTATTTTTTTTCATGATGATATTTCGCTCAAGCTGTTCTCCGAGTTTGCCGGCGCCAAGTTCTTGAAAAAGTTGCCAAGCGACACAATGACACAGAGCAAAAAAGTGCGCAAGTAGAAAATCTCAACCGTGTGCTGAATCCTACTGAGTGCCGCGGCACTCAGTAGGATTTGTCTGGTAAGCGAATCACACGGCGAGTCGTCTGTCGCTTGATCGTGTTCGAGCGCTCAGCTTCGTCGTCAGCTGCAAACTGCGTCCCGAAGATCACATAGTCGTAGAATCGCTTGAGCATCTCGTCGCTGATCGAGTCGATCTTCGCGCGCGCGACCTTGTTCAGATTTGCGAGCGTGACTGTCCATTTCAGCCCGCAATGACTGCACTTGAACGTGATCGAGTGCTCGCTGCGACGATAGATCACACCGAGCAGCTCTTTCATCGACATCGATTGTTCGCGACTGAGCGCTGCTTTGACTGCGCTCGTCAGCGCGCATGACGGGCAAACGCCCGCGACTGAACGAATTGCGAAGCGATGATTGCTTGGAAGTTTGTCATCTTGATTGCGGAGTCTCTTCATGAGCTGTCATGATGTTCTACGTGAAACGTTGAGCGAAGTTTCAATTTCGCAGCGCGACATTTTCGCACTCTTTGATGACGTCTTCGCTGCACACGATTGATCTGATCTCGCCGTTCTTGCGCAGCACGAGCATGTCGCCGTCGCCGCTGAGCGCGAGCACTTTGACGACCTCAGGCTTTTTCATCTTCAGACGTGCGACGACGCAAGATGGATTGATCGTCTCGCTGAACATCAGAATGGGTTCGGCTTGTAGCTTCGGCAATACGGCAGCTTGTTGCGCTGCTCGCGATATTCATCGCTCACTTGATGTCTGATCGCCCAGATCGAGCGCGCATGTGCTCTTTCTCGACTCATGTGCGTGTCGAAATGCGAGCAGCCGAACGGCGCGACAGCGTGAATCTTGCAGCGATCATTCTCGTCGAGAAAAACGCAGCGACCCCGCTTCATCTGTGGCACGATCGTGCCGACGCGATGCGTTGAACCGTCACTGATCTTGACGAGCGCGCCCGGCGACGCGCAAAAGAATTTCTGCGCAAGCTCATCACGCGTGAGCATTTCAATCGGCGGCATCTTGACGATGATGTAGTCAAGAATGCGGTCGAGATCGCCATCGACAAGCGGCCCCGGCTGACGCTTGCACAGTTTCGTGCAGTCAGTGCAGGCGCAGCTCGTGCGCGTGAATGGATAGTCGGTCATGCTGCAGCTCTTTCAGCGGCGGAGAAGTGCTTGTTGTAGACTTCCTTGCGATTCTTCATGCCGAAGGTGAGCAGAGCTTCGACCCAGTCTTGCATCGGCACGCTGTTCGTCACCGAGAAGATTCGAAGCTCTTTGTGCAGCACGTCACTGATCTTCACAGTGCGCGTCATGGGCGGCGTCTTGATCTTGTTTGCCGTAGTTGTCTTCATTGAAAAGCGAGCTTGACACAAAAACACAGGTGCGCAAGTCTTTTTTCAGTGAAAAAGAAAGGCTTCGAGATGACGCGCGAGCAGGCTGACGCGCATCAACGCAAGCACGGCTTCCCGCCGCTGATCAAACAAGAGAAACTGCCAGAGCTGATCGACACAATCAGCAAGGTGAAGCGCAAGCTGCGTGTCGGCACGCGCAAGATGAATCAGACTGAGCGCGAGTTCGAAGTGCTGCTGAACGTGCAGAAGATGAACAAGCAGATTCTCGATTTTCGTTTCGAGGGCGTCGTGCTGCAGTGGGGTGACGGGATGCGTTTCAAAGCTGACTTCAGTGTGCTGCAGATCACTGGCAAGACGAAGCTGATCGAGGTCAAGGGAAAGCACATCTGGAAGCACGCCATCGTGCGCTTCAAAGGTTGTCGCGCTGAATGGAAGCAATGGTTCGACTTCGAATTTTGGCAGAAAGATACAATATGGCAACAACTACTGTGAACAGAGCGACGACGTCGCCGTCGAACTTGCAGCGACGCTACTTGTGCCCGGGCAGCGCGCGCATAGAAGCCGGGCAACACGAAGACGAATCGAAGGACGCGCGTCTCGGCAAGCTGCTGCATCATTTCTGGGCGCGCCCGGAGATCGACCGCGCATTCTTGACGAACGATCAGCGCGATCTGCTTGAGCTGAGTGATCGACTGATGGATGACGTGCTGAATCGTCTTGCGTTCGAGACCGATCACGAGCTGTTCGTCGAGCATCAGATGACGAGCCGCTTTGATCGTTTTCCCGGGAAAGCTGATCGACTCTACATCTGGCCGCGTCGCAAGGCTGCGCTCATCGTCGATCTGAAGACCGGGTTCATTATCGTTGAAAGCGCTGATCTCAACTTGCAGCTGCGCGGCTATGCTGTGCTCGTCGGCGACAACTGGCTTGCCATCGAGCACGTCTATGTCGCGATCTTGCAGCCGCGCTTGTGGTCGCCGTCTGAACGCATTACTCTCGCGCGATATGAGAGAGAAGACATCGAACGCGCGCGCAGACAAGTCGACGCGATCATCGACGAAAGCGAAAAAGAAAAGGCGCCACTCAGAGCAGGCGAAGAGCAGTGTCGCTTCTGCAAAGGGCGGCTCATCTGCCCGGCATTCCGCAAAGCGCTCGCGCTCCCCGTTCAAAGTTTCAAGTCAGAGGCTGATCTGAGCAAAGCAGCGCGTGAAGCATTCATCGAGCAGCGCATCAAAGGCTGCACTGACGAGCAGCTCGAACAAGTGCTCGAAGCCGTGAAGCTGGCATCGTATGTCGACGAACCGGCACATGACGAAGCGCGTCTGCGCATTCGCAACGGGCAGATGACGAATCTCGTGCTCGGCAAAGAATACGATCTGCGCAACATCACGAACGTGCGACGCGCGATTGCCATGCTCGCGCTCGCCGGCATTGCAAAGCGCGAAGACATTCTCGACATCTGCGATTTTTCGCTGAAAGCTGTCGAAGAACGCTACCGCGACGCGCACAAAGGCATGACGTGGCAGCAAGCGAGAGACAAGATCAACAAAGTCTTGGCGAGCGTGATTGAGCGTTCGCCATGCAAACCGAAAATCATGAAAAGAAAATGAGATCGCCACTGCTGAGCAACCCTGTCCGAGATCGCTGCAGATCGTGCAAAAAACCAATCATCTGGGCAATCACTGAAAAGAATCGACGCATCCCGCTCGACCCGGAACCGGTCGCTGACGGCAACATTCTGCTGACGCCGCGCGGGAACTTTCTGGCGCCGCTCGCAACGGTGCGCTTCGCAGTGCAGCTCGACAATCCGCTGCGCTACAAATCGCACTTCGCGACGTGCCCGAATGCAGCTCAGCATCGGCGCAAGCGATGAAAACAAAAACGCTGCTCGCAGAACTTGAACAGCTCGTCACGGTGACGTGGGATGGCAATCTTCTCAGCAAAGACGCGCGTGACGAGCTTGTGCATCGCGGTCTTGTGCAGCGTCATCATGGCTGGAACTGGCTCACGCGCGAGGGCGTCGAACTCGCTGAGCACTACAAGATCATCAAGACATGAGCGACGAACAATATCCGCACGGCAAGATCAGTCATGATGACGACGGCTCACTCGACATCGCTGTCGCCGCCGACCCCGGCTACAATGTTGTGCGCATCGAGTTCGGCAAAGAGGTGAGCTGGCTCGCGCTCGACGTCGAATCAGCTGAGCGCTTCGTCGCGTTGCTCGAACAAAAGATCGACGACTTGAAGGCAGGTTCAAAATGACCGCAATCGACAGCGAGATCACCGAGGCGCTTGCAATCGTCGCCGTTGAGACGATGAGCACTCCTGAATTGCTCGCCGCGAAAGCCAAAATCGAGGCTGCACAGAACGTTCTCAGTTCAGAGTCAAACAAGATCAACAGCCAGATCGAACAGGCACATGCGAAATTCAGTGCGCATGGCGAGCCTTCTGAGCCTGACTGGTGGAAACGTGTCAACGCGGCGAAGCGCGCAAAGGCTTGGCAGCGTCAGCGCTTGCAAGAAAAGATCGGCGCGATCAATCGCGCTTTGCGAGATCGCCATCATGTCGAGACGATGCGCAGTGAAGACGACCGTCGCAAGACACGCGACCGCATCTTCATCCAAATTGCAAAATTGCATCTGCCTACTGAGACCTATCAGAAGCTGTGGAGATTGGTTGAGGAGACCGAGCAACAATGACTGAGCCCGAACTTTTCGCGATCGTCAACAGCTGCCGCGATCAGATCGCGCAAGGCATCGCGAATGAGCTTGGCAAAGATTTCACGATTCACACAACGCGCTGGGATGAGATCATTCGCAACGCGTGCCTTGAAACCTACAAACTGGGAGTGAGAGATGAGCGAGCAAAAACCGCGCCTCCGAGCGTGGCACTCTGACGAGCTGGCGTTCACTGACGCGATGGAGATGATGAAAGCGTCGAACATCAGCGACGAGCTTGCACTGAAATTTTGGTCTGAACTTTTCGGTCGTCATCCCGGCATTCAACTGCTGACGATTGCCGACATGGGTGCGCGCTGGATTAACAGCCACCCGAAAGAATATCGTGAGAACGCCATGAACGCGATCATCCAAGCGATGCTTGGACTCGCAACAATAGATCAGAAAAATGAGCAAACAGGGTGTTGCCTCCGATTGGGGCACCGACAGAAAAGTGGGAGAAAATTGACATCCAGCGGACACGGTGAGAATCGAACTCACAG